GTGCGTAATGAGTGAGGAAGAACTTTTAAGCTTTATTAACTCCAAACTTGGCACAGGAAAATATACACTTAGAACTCTCATAATCGTTGCCGTAATCTCTTTAATTATAGGCATCGTTACAGGATTATCCATAGGGCATGTTTTGGGAGAAGGTGATAGACAAGCCTTGGCGGTAGAAAAAAATAAGCCTCCTATGGTTAAGGAGACAGTTAAAACCATTACAGATACAAAGCTTCAGTATGTTCCAGGGGAAACCGTGTATCTGCCAGGAGAGGTAAAAGAGGTACTAGTAACGCCAGTTGATAAAAATACACATGGTGCTACTCCTGCAAAGTTAGACGGTAAATTTGATATTGGCAAACAAAGCTTTATTTACATGGTAAATGGCAAAGTCGGTAAATTCGATAAAGCCGATGATGAACAATTTGTATTTGATAAAAATATGATCGACTTAAAACAGACCAGCACAATCACAATTCAAGCTGAAATCCCTACGGTTGATTTGACGAGACACAATGTTATAACAGCCGGAGCAATGTTTACTAAAGGCAAGGTTGAGCCGGCTGCTGGTTATACTGGTAGTCTCGGTAAAATTGGTGCCTATCAACTGGCAGGCAGTCGATCCGCTGCTTATGCTGGTGCTGGCATTAAGTTTTAAACGGTCGCTACAAATTAGATAGAATTATCCACAAAAGACCGCATCACTCAATTAAGAGTAATGCGGTCTTTTTTATTTGTATAAATATTATGACGTTACTATTGACACGTTACGTATGTAATGTTATAATTAAGACAAGTTAAAGATTCGGCGTCGGGAAATAACAAAATGGAGGAGTTTTTCAAAATGAAAATATGTAAATTTTGCGGTAAAGAAATAGAAACTAGTGAATTTAAATCATTTTTTAAAGAAGAAGATTTGGAAGAGATGGCATGTAGTCCTGAATGCAAAACAGAATTACTAAAAAAGAATAAAGAAAAAGCATGTAAAGAGTTGTATGAAAAATATCGGGAAGAAAATTTACAAAGTCTAGGATATTACCGCTTGTTGAAATTATTAAAGGTTAAAAATGAAATGATAGACAAGGCAAAAGCAGAATATAATTGGGACTTAGTTACTATGCTGGAATTTGCAGATAGACAAATTACTGCAGATTATCTAGAAGCTGGTGAAAAGGCAAGAGAATGGGCGACGAGAGATTCAGGATATACCCCAAAACCGATATCGTGGACATTGGATGAATAATGCAGATTGGACATATTATTAAGGAGGTTTTGATAGTTGGTATATCATATAGCTTTGGAATGTATTGGAGAAGGTGGGGGATTAAAAGGGGTAAATGGCGGAATTGCCGCCATGCTCTTTGGCAAACCTCCATCTAGAGCATGGGTTGCAAATATTAAAAGTATTCGAGGAAACTACGTTGAACGGGAATTTTGTAAAGCAAATAAGGATTATGCAGATTCAAATGGAGCAGGAACACGTGGAGTATATAAACATTATTTTTTAGAAGATGGCATGTATGAAATCAACTCTCCACAATCATGGAAAACAAATGATCGTTATTTTGCTTACATAGAGAACGGTGAATTGTGGCGCGTAACAAAGGAGGAAGCTATGATATGGCTAAACGACCAATCGGAATAAATGTTTTATCTGCATCACAAGAACGTATTTCATGGACGTTTGATACTTTTCCTAAAATTTATGTTTCCTTCTCTGGTGGTAAAGATTCATCCGTAATGCTTCATTTAGTAATGGCAGAAGCAATAAAACGTAATAGGAAAGTTGGTGTATTGCTAGTTGATTTAGAGGCTCAATATAAAATAACAATTCAACATGCGCTTGAGATGTATGAACTTTACGTTGACAATATAGAACCTTATTGGATATCGTTACCGATTGCGCTTAGAAATGCAGTATCGCAGTATCAACCTAAATGGACATGTTGGGGAGATAATGTTGACTGGGTTCGAAAACCTCCAGAAATAGCTATTACAGACCGCAAATATTTCTCTTTCTATCATTACGATATGGAATTCGAGGAATTTGTTCCTGCTTTTGGAAAGTGGTATGGGCAAGGACAAGCTACAGCTTGCTTTGTCGGTATTAGGTCTGACGAATCTTTAAACAGATACCGCACAATTGCATCAAAAAGGAAAAGCATGTTTAAGGATAAAAGCTACACGACGTGGTGCGGTGAAGGCCTTTTTAATATATATCCTATTTACGACTGGAAAACAGAAGATATTTGGACCTATAATGGGAAATTCGGAAAGAAATATAACAGGCTTTACGATTATATGCATAAAGCTGGATTATCTATTCACCAGCAACGCATTTGCCAGCCGTATGGCGATGATCAGAAAAAAGGGTTATGGCTTTTTCATTTAATAGAACCAGAAACATGGAGCAAGATCGTAGCGAGAGTCAATGGAGCGAATGGCGGGGCATTATATGCTCAAGAGTCTGGTAATATTTTAGGTAATATTAAAATAGCGAAACCACCAGGACATACATGGGAATCATTTGCTATGCTGTTAGTTGGTAGTATGCCAGGACTAACGCAGGAGCACTTCCGCAATAAAATAGCAGTATTCTTAAAATGGTATAAAGATAGAGGATATCCGAATGGTATACTAGATGAAGCTCCATCAAAGGAAGAGGCTAGTAAAAAAGTTCCTTCTTGGCGCAGAATTTGTAAATCATTATTGCGTAACGACTATTGGTGTAAAGGGCTTTCATTTAGTCAAACCAAATCGGAATCATATGAAAAATATAAAAAACTAATGAAGCGGAGGCGTGAGCATTGGGGATATTAACAAATTTAGAAGTGATATTAAAAGAAATACAATCTCTCGACGACAAAGAAAAAGTTGAGGCACTTAATTTAGTACGTCGAGAATTACATAAAATTAGCCCCTTTGTAAATGAACCAGTGGATTGCATCCAATGGGTTTTAGCAGATGAAGTTTTTGCAAATGATTATAATCCAAACAGTGTAGCTCCTCCCGAAATGAAACTATTACAATTATCAATTCGCGAGGATGGTTATACGCAACCTATAGTTGCTTTTGGTGATAATGGGCACTATGAAGTTATTGACGGATTTCATCGGAATCGAGTTGGTAGAGAATGCAAGGATATAAAAGAGCGTATTCATGGTTATTTACCAGTAACTATAATTAATGATAATCGGCAAGATAAAACGGACCGGATGGCATCTACTATTCGGCACAACAGAGCCAGAGGTAAACACTCGGTTGATGGTATGAGTGCGATAATTCAAGATCTGTCTAAGCGTAATTGGAGCGAGGAAAAGATTGCCAAAGAGTTAGGCATGGAAGCAGATGAAGTGTTGAGATTAAAACAAATATCTGGACTTGCTGAAATGTTTGCAGATAAAGAATTTTCGGAAGCGTGGGAGATATAAAATGAGCGAAAACAAAAAGTTTAAATTGCAAGATCTAAAAGAATGGCCTTCCACTAGTAAAGTTGCTGAAAAATATAATTTAGCTCGGCAGAATGTTTTTCTTGCTTGCAAATCCGGACGTTTTACAGAAAATGAAGCCGTGGAAACTTGTCTAGGATGGCTTATTAGTCCTGATGCAGCTAAAAGGTTGTGGGGGAGTCGAATTAATGAACAGTAGAAAAAGAGATATGACCATAAGCTATTTAAATCACATAACCTTAACTACTGGTCATTGTCGCAAGACTTATCCAGAAGAAATCGATAAGGATTTATATTTTGAGTTAAGGGGACTATTTAAAAAATCACTAAGAGAAGAGACTGATTTGCATAATGGATATAGCATTAAAAGCACCGAAACACCTATAGGGTCATTGATTACTCTATTTGGGGAATATGAAGGTGATAAAGTACCAATTCTAACTGTTGGATGCAGCATTGATGACACAGGAGAATTATGGGAGCTATTGCATTCTACATCTACAATACCGTTAGTTTCGAAGTCGACCGATAAAATTCAACTACCATATATAGCAGATCGGCTAGAGGTCGGATCTGAAATGTTTTTAGATTCATTAAAATGGACAGGAAGCTTTTCTAAATGTATGGGGTGGATTTGCTTAGCACCTGAAAAAATTAGAAAGTAATAAGTCGGGAATAAGGGATATTGTGATAAGTGCCGATAAATAGTAGCCGCCAATTGAGGCGGTTTTTTCCCAACATTTACAACTTGTTTTTTACCTCGCTAAATCATAAAATAAAAGCAAACATATGTTCTGTTTAGAGGTGTTAAAAATGAGTGATTACAAGGTATTTGTAGAAGTCATAGCAAAACATGATACATACGGCAATGTGCGTCCATTATCAATCAAATGGGAAGACGGAAGAGTCTTTGAAGTGGACCGTCTTATAGATGTGCGCCAAGCTGCATCATTAAAGGGTGGCGGTGTTGGTATACGCTATACCTGTAAGATCATGGGCAAGCAGGTTCATTTATTCGATGATGAAGGTAAATGGTTCATGGAAAGGAAATAAGAAAAACTCCCTAAACTTATAGGGAGTTTCTTTATGCTGTTTTAGATTTAGGTTTTTTAGGTGCTTTCTTCTTGCTATCATTTTTCTTGATTTCGGCCAAACTTGCCTCTATAGCAGCCATTAAATCATGATAGTATGGTGACGTATCAGCAGTTGCAATTACGGTTTGCTCATTGCCTGCCTTTTTATTGATCATTTCAAGGACTTGCTTATGGTATTCGTTTTCATATTTGGTAGCATCAAAATTGGTAACTAATGAATTAATTAGAGTTTTAGCCATTTTCATTTCTTTGTCGGTTAGCTCAATATTTGCTGGCAAATCATTTTCAATTTCACGTACGTCGACCACTTCATCTGCAAAACGCATAGTCGTAAGTGTAATTGCTTGCCCAGTGGGGCGAATAGCTGCAAGATACTCTTTATCGCGGAGTACAAAGCGAGCAATGCCGACTACCTTTTCCTCTTCCATGCTTTTCAGCAACAATGAATATGCTTTACTCGCTCCTTGATCGGGCAGTAGGTAATATGAGCTATCGAAAAAGCGATTATCAATTTCTTCAATTCTAACGAAATCGGAGATTTCTATAATTCTACTTGATTTTGGTGCAATTGCTTCTAGATCATTTTTTGTTATAACAACATAACGATCTTGGGAAATTTCATAGCCTTTAACAATTTCGTCTGCCTTGACTTCCGTGCCATCAGTAGCCACTTTTTTGTATTGAATCCTGCTATAATCACTTTTCCGCAACTGGTTAAAACTAATAGTTTTGGAGCGGGTAGCCTTGTAAAGAGTTACAGGTACATTTACAAGACCAAAAGACAGCATACCTTTCCATACTGGGCGCATAATATCACCCTTTCTATTTATAATAATTTAGTTTACATAATAATAGTTATTATTATATCATAAATAAGGATATGGCTGTGCTAGTAAATATTTCAAGATTCCTCCATATAATTGGTAGGAGATTCTTTTATTATATTATAAAAATTAGAAAGGGAAGATTCATAATTTGGAGAATTAAGTAATTATATGATAAATTACTTTTCTAAAAAATATACAAATAGCAGAAGTTTTAGTAAAAAATATTAAAATATTTCATAATGAAGGTGCAAATAGATGGAAAAAAAATTTAAGAAATATTTAGAATTAGCAAGATTATGCGATAAGCAAGGAAAATATAATGAAGCTTTAGCATATTGCCAAAAACTTCATAAATTAAAGCCAGAATCAATAGAAAAAGCATTATTATCTGGCGAAATATTACTAAAACTAGGCAAAAAAGCAGAAGCTTATAATTTAGCATTATCGGTGCTAAAAAGAGAAGAGGATCACCCAGATGCCCTGCTTATTATAGCCAAAATTTATTGGGATCAAGGTAAGCTAGAAGAATCCAAACAGTTATGCTTAAAAATTATTGATAAGAATCCTACATATGCAGAAGGATTTGCTTTGTTAGGTATGATAAGTAAGGCACAAGGGAAAGTAATAGAGGCATTAGAGTTATATAAATTTGCAATAAAAAATCAACCTGATAATGCTTATTATTATTATAATATTGGGAATGCATTTTCGCACTTAAACATGTGGAAAGAAGCAGAATTTGCTTACAGAGAATGTATTCGCTTGCTACCCAAATTCCATCTAGGATATCAAAACTTAGGAAGGTTACTTGATAATCAAAACCGTCAAGAAGAGGCGGTAAAATACTATAAACACGCGATTAGTCTTGCGCCAAATGAATTGATAAATAGATTTAATCTTGCTCAATCTCTCTTGCAATCGGGTCATTTGCAAGAAGGTTTTCAAGAATATGAGAAGCGTTTACAGTGGCGAGCAGATGACTATACATACACTAAAATGATTCCACAATGGCATGGAGGATCTTTTAAGGATAAGAGGTTGCTAGTATTTTGTGAGCAAGGTTTTGGTGATTGTATACAGTTTATTCGTTATATTCCTAAGGTTAAAGAGCTTGGAGGATTAGTATCCTTATGGTGTACGGAACCGTTATATCGCTTATTTAAAGATTTCAAAGGAGTAGACGAAATTGTTACTGGGGAAAAAAATTTAAAAAATTACGATTACGGGGTTCCATTACTCAGTCTTCCGCATCTTTTAAAAACAACATTAGACTCTATTCCTAGTGAAGTTCCCTATATAACAGTTAATCCTGCTATTGTCCAAAAATGGGAGAAAAGGGTTGATCATCTAAAATCAATAAAAGTTGGCATTGTATGGGGGGCGAAACCACAACCCTTTCCTGAGAAGTCAATACCCTTTGAAGAATTTCAATCTTTAATTAGAATCCCAGGTGTATCATTTGTTAGCTTGCAAAAAGGACAATCAATTGAAGAAGCACTTAGCTCATCTAACCTTCTAGATTTTGGTCCTTATTTGGATGATTTTCTTGAAACAGCAGGTGCTATTTCTAATTTAGATATTATTATTACTGTTGATACGGCTGTTGCTCATTTAGCTGGAGCGTTAGGTAAACAAACATTTCTACTTCTACCATTTAAATCAGAGTGGCGGTGGCTTACTAAAATAAGCATTTCCCCTTGGTATCCAACTATGCGCCTTTTTCGTCAACAATCGCCAGGGAATTGGTCCGACGTGATTGCAGAGGTAATATCTTTTTTACAACTAGCAGTTAAAGAGTAGTGCTAGGAAAAAATTAAAAAATTCTAAGTAAATAAAATAGCAATAAAAATGATAAAATTCTAAGTAAATAAAAAACCAGGCTTAATTGCTTGGTATTTTTTATTTAATCACTAGTTGTATATTTAATGAAGGAAACTATTCTGTCATATCATATTGTATATTACGCTGTAGCATGGTGTACAAAAAGATATGCAATTACCCAAAAGTAATTTCTATCGTATTATTTTTATATACTGTAACTCGATCAACAAAGCTTAATAATATTTGACGTTGTTCCTCATTAGTTGCGTTTTCCCATATAGTATCAAAGTTCTTCAACGTTTCAATTATATCATTGGCGGTTACTGCTTTATCAATATTGCTTTTCATCTCAGCATCATATTCAACGATTTTCCCTTCTAGATATACTCGCTGCTCACGAAGGTCTTTTATTCGACTAACTAGATCATCGGCAGATATAATATTGTTCTCAAAGGCATCATACCATTTATCTAATTTCCTCTTGATTCCATCTAGTTCTTTTATGGCCTGTGATTGTGCTTTAATAATGTGTTTATTCGTACTAGTGCTTAAAAGCTTATCCATTGTTTCTTTCAATAGTTTAGGATTCTTCTTGTATTGATGTAAATATTCTACAATTTTAGCTTCTAGCTCGGGAGCGCGTTTGTGTCCGGATCGACAGTCTATATTTCTTATCATGGATTTAGCCGCCCCATCTTGAGAATAGCATAAATAATATCCTACCTTTGGATATGTCGGTTTTCGTGGATTCATAAATACTTTTTTCATCCTCATTCTGGCACCACATTCACCGCAATAGATAATACCAGTTAAAAGAGCACGCGGTTTTTCAGGGTTGTAACTACTGCGAACTGATTTTATCTTTTGCGCAGCATAGTAGTCTTCTTCGCTAATGATTGCAGGATGTTGCCCTTTATTAATTTTACCTTTATGTTCTACTAAACCAGCAAAAAAAGCATTCCGAGTAATTGACTTAATTGCCCCTCTAGACCATTCTGGAGATTTACCAGATGTAGGAACACCTTTCTCGTTTAATTGATCAGCTATGTATTGGTATCCTTTGCCGCAAGTAAGATACTCTTTAAAGATAAAGCGAATCGTTTCAGCTCCCAGTTCATCTATTTCTAACTTATGAGTGTCTTTATTAAATTGATATCCAAGTGCAATAGGCCCTCCCATAAATCTACCTTGTTTGGCAGCTTCTTTTTTGCCATCACGCACACGCTCCACAATCGTCTCTCTTTCGAGTTGAGCGAATACCGCCATCATTCCTATGGCTGCCTTGCCAAAAGGCGTTGTAGTGTCAAATGGCTCGCTTACAGACTTAAAACCAACTTGATTAGGTTCAAAAACATCTTCTAGAAGATAGAGAACATCTTTTTGTCTTCTGGATAGACGATCTAACTTGATAACTATCACTGCATCTATTTTATGTTCTTTTGCATCATCTATTAGTTTAGACATTGCTGGACGGGTTAGATTTTTACCGCTGTATCCATCATCTACATATAAATCATGTAAGCTCCAGCCTTGAGATTGACAGTAAGCGATTATCCTGGATTTTTGAGAGGGGAGCGATACCCCGTGTTCTGCTTGTTCGTCTGTGCTTACTCGGATGTAACCGGCTGCTCTTATCATGTTGATTCCTCCTGATAGTGTAGTAGGTAAAAATAAATCCCCTTTATAAGGGGGATTTACTCGCAATATGAATTAATTTTATCTTTTAAGTATGATACCATCTGAAGCTTTACCGCAATGGAACCATAAATAATATGCTTTTTATATTTAATGAGTATGGTTTGGTTTTGCTCTATATTAGCATCCAGAGATATTCCCCCTTTTGAATACTAATATATACCAAAAATATACACAATGTCCATTTTAATCTTAAAAACCATTATTAGATATAATTGGTTTTGCTTGTGGTCTTTTGCTTTCTATTTCATCAAATAATTTTGTGCTCATTATCCATAATGTTGCATAATAATTAGTGTTTTCTCCAGGACGTAATACCGAAAATTCTAGCATCGTATTATTTCCTTTCCAAAACATAAGTTCCCATGTTCCTAAATTATTATTATCTTTGATAAATGTATTATTTTCTGTAGGTTTTCCAAATGTCTCTAGTAAAAATGATTCTAAAATTTTTACATTGTTTTCCCCTTCAAAATATAAATTCACTTTTGAAAATACAGGGGGAGTTCGTTCGTTTTTTTGATAACTATAATATGTTAATGATGTGACTTTCGATTCTCCGAGTTGCAAGGTATCTGAAGGATTATAAAATAATATTTCAGGGTACTGTTGCTTTGCCTGCAGTGAATTTATATTAACGTAATATCCTTGACTTGGCTTAGTATATTGGGTTAATACACTTTCCCACGCTATTCCTCTAAATCCATCTGGTTCGTTTTGAAAAGCATATGCACTATTATACATAAACAATAACGAAAATAATAATGATGTAAAAAATATTTTCTTCATTAAAAGCGCTCCTTTTTTATATTTTTTAAAAATTGTATACAAAATACATATGGATGAGTAGCAGGTAAAAAATTAATTCTCCCAAATATAGATTTAGTTAAAATACTTTTAAGAAGGTGATATATCCGTCTTGGTAAAATAGCGTTGCTTTGTAAATACTAACTGCAACAATTACCAGGAGGGCGGATGAATGCGACTTAGGGATATGGGATTAAAGCCAAAAGCGTTAATCAAGGCCTGCGAAGAAGCTGGATTAAGAATGAGTAGTAAAAGAGCATCTGAGATTATTAACGGACAATCTTTTATACATGCTGATGAAATGGAGATTATTGCGATTCTGTTAAAAAAATCGGTAGATGATCTTTATATCGATCTTGGCAGCGTAATGGAAGTAATTTGCCCTTTGCTCAGTGCCGGCAGGGATAAACAGTTTTTATGTTGCAGGCAAAAATGTGCCTGGTGGGATTGGCAGATGCAGTGGTGCACGATCAAATCTATCAATACAATGAAAATACCATAGAAAGGAGATTAATATTATGTACATATATTTTTCACAATAGCCAGTCCGTTTGGACTGGTTTTTTTATTTAGTTTGTCGAAAAACAGAATATTATGAGAAATTATAGTTTAATTATTATATGTACTTGATATGGAGAGAATATGGGGGAGGTTCTTGCAATGCCTAGAAGTAATAAATGCTGTGATTTATATGTAAAGGTAAATAATACAGATTTGGAACAAAAAGTAACCCAAATAGCTTGCAAGGAAATATTTGACATCGAGTCGTTAGCTAGACAATTTTTACATGAAATTATTTTAAAGATGGAAAGAGAGAATCAATAAGTGCTTCGATGGCCTTTCGCTGTTCGTGTGAAAGGTCTTTTATTTTATCTATTAGTCGTTGCAATTCTTCTTCTGCTTCGTCTTTTGGCATGTTCTTTAAATATTCATATGCTTTTTTCTCTTGGGAGTTCATTTCCATGGTTTCATATGCTTCCATGACTTTTGGAAGTAATTTTTTTGCTTGTTTTGCATAATCAACAGGTGCAGTTGAAATACGGACATCTGTTAAACCGTAAAGATAATCTGTAGTAACACCAAAAAATACTGCAAGACTAGAAATCATTTCTTGAGCTGGAGCAGTTCTCCCCACTTCCCAACTACCTATAGTCTGTTGCGAAACTCCTATAATTTTACCTAATTTAGATTGAGATATATTCTTTTTTTCTCTCTCTTTTTTTATTCTTTCATGTAGCATTTTTTCACCTCTAACCATATTTTACAACGCTTCGTAGTTAAATCAAATTTTTACCACAAAACTTAGTACAAACTATTGACAACCACAAAATGTAGTAGTATTATTAAGACAAGATAAACCACATAATGTAGTAAGGGGGTGTGATTTTGAGAACTAATTTATTAGAAATACTTCGCGGTAGCAGGACGCAAACTGAAATGTCAAATAGATTTAACGTGAGTCAACAAACTTGGAGCTCTTGGGAAGTCGGACGTACCTTACCAGACCATGAAACAATGCTTAAAATGGAATTTGATTTTGATGTACCGATGGAAGTTATTTTTTTTAATAATTTCAACTACAAATTGAAGTTAAAATCTAAAGTAAACCAAGATGAAGATGATCAAGCTGCAACTTTATGTAAGACTGGCTAAAAAAATAAAAAAAGGAAGGGGATTGTGTGAGTTCATTAATCACAATCGCAAATGTAAGAGGTTTTATTGATGAAAATGGTACAGCGCAACTTAATAAAGAAGATATCTCTAGGGGATTAGGATTTGTCCAGATAAAAAACGGAACCGAATATGTTAGATGGTCAACGGTCAACGGTTATTTAAACGATTTTGGTGTTTCCCAACTTGTTGAGAAAGAATTTATTCCCGAAAACATTTTTTACCGGTTAGCTATGAAAGCTCAAAACCAAACTGCAGAAGAATTTCAGATTAAAGTAGCTGATGAAATTCTTCCGGCAATTCGTAAAACAGGAACATATTCAGTGAAACATCCACAGGAACTATCTAGATTAGAAATATTAGAACTGGCCATAGAATCTGAAAAGAAAGTCATCGAACTGCAATCGCAAATCACTATGGATAAACCAAAGGTTCTATTCGCCGAGGCAGTATCAACAAGTGAAAATTCAATCCTAATCGGCGAAATGGCAAAGATCATAAGGCAGAAAGGTGTAGACATAGGACAGAATCGATTCTTCGGATGGCTGCGTGAGCAAGGATACTTAGGTAAGAAGTTTGGTGATAACTACAATCTTCCGACTCAAAAATCAATGGACTTAGGATTGTTTGAGATCAAAAAAACGGTAATTCATCGATCTAGCGGACAGATACATATTAGTCGGACTCCAAAAGTGACTGGTATTGGACAAATATACTTCGTAAATAAGCTACTAAATAAACAGGTAGCAATCTAGTAATCTTGGACAAAACACCAGTCATACCTTATATGGGAGGGGTGATGATGGCAAAACAACAGTACAACGTAATCGTCAGTTATTCTGAGGGAGAAGACTTAGTTAAAAAAGCAGCAGGGTATAAGACGGTGGTACAAATTGCAATCAACATTAACAAGCGGAAAAAGGATAGAGCCAGTTAATCTGGCTTGCATAAATAATGTACAGGCAGGTGAAATGGGTTGGACAAGTTCCTGTTTGATACGTATACACAACGGAGTGCGCGACAAGCAGCTAAATTAAAGGCAATTATAGGTTGCGTGTTGTTTGGAGCAGCTTTAATAGGTGTAGTGATTATCATTCCTGGTAAATGGTAAAAAAAGAACCTGTCTTGCAGGACAGGCTAAATGTGGGGTAAGAGGCGTGTGTGTTAACCTCTTGTGCTTATTATAGCGTGAAAGGAGGAATAAGAGGTGCACAAAAGTGCTGCAGTTACTGACGAACAAAATTTCGCATCTAATTTAAACCAGTGCTTGGGCGAAAAACAATGGACACCGACCATGTTATATGTGCAATCCAATGTGCTATCTGCAGATGGGCGGGAAGTCTTTAGCCCGAGATCGTTGCAAAAGTGGCTGTCAGGCAAAGGTCTTCCGAAGATAGAATCCACAGTGGCAATGGCAGAAGCGTTGGATATGCCCGAGCTAATTATGAAAAGAGTTGAATTAGAGATAGCTAAATTTAGACAAATAAAATCGCCTGCACGGCAAATGCAGACGATTGGGAACTAAGAAAATTTGATTACTATTATTGTACTACGGAGGTAGATTTATGTCAAAAGTAATCGCGGTATTTAATGTAGGAACGAATGCTAATTTTAAAAAGAACTTGGAAAATTATAAACCTAAAGGTAAGAAAAACGATCCTAGTTTCAAAATGTTCTTAGATCATGCGCTGCGGAAATAGAAATTTAAAGGGAGGTACTTTTATGGATTTATTTGCACTATCAAACGCAATGGCCGTAATTTGTGATGCAGATTTCAATACGAGATTTCCACATATCCGGGAACATATCACTGATGACATTATGCAAGAATTAATTCAGCGTCTAGAAGGTGGTGAGTGCAAATGTACTGCGCCCGATGTGGAAAGACCATTAATCGCGGAGATCCATTAACATGGACCGTATTACCTCATAAAACTATTCCAGTACCTACATGTTATGATGATCGGCTTTGTCATACCCAGATCAATAAAAAACTCAATCCTTTGCGAGATAAAAAATTGCCCAGGATAAATGAAATTGCTAATCGGTTTGCATTATGAAGGAGGTACATATGTTTCATGAAAAATATTACCCCTGTAAAACCATACCAAAAAATGATCCAGTCAAAAAATGCTGCATGGAATGCGATCAAATTAATACATGCCCTGAACAAAAATGTGCGGAAGCGAATGAATGGTTAAAGTATAGATAAACATGGAGGATGATCAAATTGGTAACACCTGAAAACAAATTGCCGGCAGTAAATGAATTGCCGCTTGAAAAACAATTGGAACTGTTGAAGAAAAATAGCATTTCGTATCTAGGCGACGGTGAAGTATTTGTAAGGAGAACAGAACACGGCCAAGTAAGATCAGTTAAGGCTCCTGTAGTATTGGAAGAAAAAAACGGTGAATTAGCTCATATCCAAGGTAAAACAATGGTTACTGCCAAGGGGTTTTATCATGCTAATAAAATAGTCGGTCTGTCAATTATCACTCCTGAAAAGCTAACTCTGCCCGATGGACAAGTTGTAGTAAACCCATTCCCCATAATCGATACCGAAAGTGGAACGATCCGTAAGATATGGGTTAAGAAGCTTGCAATTGGATATAGCCCTACGGGTGTGATGGTAGTAACAAGCGCGACTCTTCTTTATGACATGAATATGTACTTCATCCAAGATTTAATTAAAAAAGTGCAGTTTAATGCTGGCGCTGGACGTATTTGTATGGAAAATATGATCACAGATGATGAACGCAAAACAGGAATGTTTTATAAAATTGATGGGATATTGGGAGTGTGGGCTAATTTTAGCCATAAAGAAATTATCAAATGCATTGATACATTGGTAAATAAAAAACAGTTTGCCGAACGAAACGCTCAGACAATCGCGGAACGGGTTGCCTTACAAAAGCATCCTGCCATGGCTCATATCGCCTATGTAAATGCTATCGGTGATGATAAGGCACATAGAGCACAAGTAACAATGGTAGGGTTCGTTCCTGATTTCTCACAAAAACAATTATTAGATATTGCTGCTCAAGCTGAACGAGGCGAGGAACTTGTAATTGATGGAGCTAAAGCAGAAGTGATTGAAACTACAGGCGTTGCTAGTTTGGATGATATGACCGTAGATGCTGATGATGAAGAAAAGCAAATTCAAGGTAGCCATGAACCTACAGTTCAAACAAGTTTAGGAGGTACTTTCTAATATGATAACTGCAATTGAGTTTAAAAACTTTAAAGGACAGACTGACATTCAACCCCTTACTGGTATGGATATATTTACAGGTCGTAACGGCATAGGGAAAACAACCCGTAATCAAGCCTTGGGATTATCGCTATTAGGTTATGTTCCAAAGAACGGTAAAACAACTGCAGAGACTTTTAAATTGGCTACTGGTGATGAAATGAGCGTAGGGCTGCGTACTGATAAATTCAAGTTCATTCGGTCTTTCATTAAAGAGGAAAAGTTAAATAGCAAAACAGGCGAAACATCCATCAAGATTAAGGAAACTATTACAGTTTCACCTGGTAAAGGTGAATCAAACGATACAGCACGTAAGGCAAGAATTGTTGAGGAAGTGGGGAACTTTCCTGTTCTACTGGATTTTAATGAATTCCTTTCGCTGTCTGATGCAAAACGTAGAGATTTCATTTATAGCTTATCGCCGATTACATCAGACGCATGGGATCGGAATAGAATAGGCGATTATCTAGCTGATAACCTATTAACCTTAACTTTAAAAACAAATAATTATGATCAATACTCTATCATGCATGAATTGATTAACACGGCATTAGCTGAGTATCCGGAAGGATACGGTATTCAAGATGGATTGCAAAGTATGCTTGATTGGGTGGATCGTGAAAGTAAACTATGGAGCCAAAAGCAAAAAGACTCTCAGGGAGCAGTACGGCAGCTCAGTGAAATGAAAAATGAATTACAAGAAACGGACCGTAACATTTCGGCAATGAAAGAAGAACTTGCTAAATTACAAGACCAATTAATTCAGACTGAGAAACTAATTACTGCTGATATTGAAAAGAAAAAGGCAATTGATAAGCGCACAAATCGATTAGCTGAATTAGCGGAACTGATCAAAAAAATACAATCATTCGAACCGGATAAAACCGATTATGTAAGTCAAATTGATGCTCTTAAAGTTCAATTAGTCGAATTAAAACCGCTTGATTTAAAACCTTACACTGACAAGCAAGCAGAGATAAGAAAGAATATTAAGGCTACTGAATCAGCAAAGCGTATCATGGAAAACGAAATCAGCAATATTAAATCAACTGTAACATCATTGGAAGCTGCGCTGAAGAGTACTGGCAAATTAGCTGGTCAATGCATTGTTCATAAAATGATAACTTGCACAAAGGATTTCTCTGGATTTGGTGGTTTTGTTGATACTAAGAAATTAGAAGCAGAAAAGTTGCAGAAAGAAATGCAAGTTGAGATTGATAAACTTAGCAAGAAAATTGCGGACCTAGAAACGGAAGAAACTAGTATAACCGCTGAAATGAATAAACTTATGAATCAGCAAAATGAAGTAAATCAAAAGAATGCAACTATCAATTCCAGCATTACTTCTCTAACTAGTAAAAAAACATCAGCAGAATCAGAAGTGAAAGATGCTGACAACAAACTTAAAATGTATCAGGAAGAAGTAGAACGCCTTACCAATGAACCTGTTGAAGCTGTAACGGGTATTGAATTTCTTGAAAAAACTGCTGTTGGTGTTCGTAACCAGATTGCAGAATTAAACACCACAATCGCAGCTAAAGACAAAGCGAAACAATCATTACTTTTATTGCAGCAATCCAACCTTGAAAATAAAAAAGCAGAATACAAAAGCATCTGCTTGAAGTCTATTTCTGAAAAATTAGGCGCCAAGGGTATACAAGGGGAAATTGTTAAGAGCTTGTTAGAACCGATTCGTCAGAACTTAGGAAGCTATTTAAAACTAATGGGATTTGATCAAGAACCATTCTTTCAAACTGAAAGCGATACTGGTAAAGAAATATTCCAATTCGGTTGGATCAATGAAAAAGGTCACTATGTTAATTTTGATGCACTTTCCACCGGACAGCAGACTATATTTCTGGCAGCTCTCATGTTAGTCATTATTGATCGGGCGCAGCCGAAACTTAGAATATTAGTAATTGATGATATGAATCACCTGGATAAAGTGAATTTCCAGTTAGCGGTTGATGGGCTGGCCAAAGTAAAAGACAAACTGGATAACATTATCTTAGCCGGAGCCATAGCATTTGATTTTGTGGCAGATGGTTGGAATATATGTGACCTTGGCGGTGGAGCTAATAAGATTAATACTTTTACTGAAGAATTAAGCAATCTTGTTAATTCGGAGGTGCTTATCGGTGCCTAGATATTATTTTAATAAAGGTGATCTACTTCAAATGATTGATCAAGCTAGATTTTTGAGAAATCATCGGTTTGATATTGAAGATGCGGATATATACGCTACTGTTGGAAGTAAAGAAGAATATGTAATAGGGATTAAAGCTATTTATGAAAGCCGTGTAATTGGTTGGTGGAATTATAGAGATGATCTTATCAACAATGGTATTTGTAATGCTGAAGAGTTTAAAGAAAATCTTAGAAAATCAGTAAGGAGGGAAAAGTAAGTGCCTAAAATTTCTATTGCAAATCCTCGTAAAGTAAAAGAACTATCTTTAATTGCTCAACGTTGCTTTGAAAAGATAATCGGCGAACCACCAAACGATCAATTCAGATTCCATACACCAGAACAAGTTGAATATGTCTTTGATATTCTTTCGACAATGGTCAGAGGCCACCTAAAAGAAATTACTCAAGAACAATTTGATTTACGAAATAAACAATGGCAAGAAAAACAAGAACAAAAAAGCGTAGCAAACAAAATTAATTCACCAAAAGTATCAAAAGCAAATGAAAAGACTCAAAAGATTCCTTTTCTAAAAATCATAGGTGAAGCTATGAAAAAATTTGAATTTGAAAAATTAATTCCCAATGGAGTCGTTTTTGTTTGTCCAAGATGCGGAAATGAAGAATTTGAATCACATCATAACTTTTGCAAAATATGTGGTCTACCAAAACCAGCTATTATTGGAGGGCAACGTGATGAGCAACCTTCTTGAAGGACTCAACGAACAACAACTACAGGCGGTAACATCTACCGCCTCCACCATACTCACGCTTGCAGGAGCCGGAAGCGGTAAAACGACAGTACTTACAAAGCGTATAGCGCATCTACATATTGAGCACCGAGTCGGAACTACTAACATGCTATGTCTTACATTTAGCCGCCTCGCAGCAAAGGAAATGAAGGAGCGCATAATAAAACTCATAGGCGAGGAACAAGGCAAGAAGTTACTGATTGGCACGTTTCACGCCTTTGCTGTATCTGTACTGAAGCGGTGGGGACATAAGATTGGCATTGATGAAAACTTTACTATTTATGATCAAGAAGATCGAGAAGAAATTATTAAAAAGATTATTGATGAATACGGCAATAAGACCAATTTAAAAAGAGTTATGGATGTGTATTTATTCGCTACCAGTAGAACCGAAGAAGAGGATAGGGTTATTAAGGAATATCGCTATAGATGTGCACAGAATAACGCTTTAGATCTAGATAAATTAATCTACTCAGTTGTTTTAATATGGCGATCATATCCGGAAGCATTGGAAGAATATCAGCACAATTTTACTCATTTATTTGTCGATGAATTTCAAGATACTTCTGCTGATCAAATGGAATTAATATCAATGTTAAACGCTGAAAATATTTTTATCGTAGGTGATGATTATCAGGCTATATATGGTTGGCGTAATGCAAGAGTAGAATACATTTTGGATTTTTCAAAGATTAATCCTCATTGCGAAGTAATCAAATTAGAAGACAACTACAGATCAACAGAATCAATTGTAAAGGCTGCAAATAATTTGATAGCCCATAATATCAACCGAACGGATAAAAAGTTAATAGCACACAAAAGCGGAGCTGAGATTGTAATTTGTGAGCTAGAAGATCCGAATACGGAAGCGGTCAACATAGCAACAATGATTCAATCACTGCATAGCAAAGGAACCATCTATAAAGACATTGCAATCCTTACTAGAACGAATACACAAGTCGGATATCTACAATGGGTACTCGAAGACAAAGGGATTCCGGTACATCGTGTAGCCGGCAAGGATGATCCATATAAAACACCAGCAGTAAGACCAATTATGAACTGGATGTACTTCCTTTATAATCGTAAAGATAACATTGCTTTTAAAAAGGTATATAAGTCATTTGGATCTAGTGACCTGCACATATATGAGCTAGAAGTAAAGTCTCTTGAATCTAATATTTCATTGTACGAACTTGCAATGCAGTTTGGAGTAGCTGTATTTAAAGAATTTATGAACGAGTGGCATACTGCTGAATTTGAATATGAAATAAATGGACCAGGATCGTGCTTTAAAATACTTCTAGATTTTTTAGAAATAACGGAAGAACAGAAAGATATTCAAAGGGCATTAGAATCAATAACAATGTGGGAAGACCAAAAGAAGCATCTTGGTGAGCTCCACACAGTACAAGCCTTTCTCAAATACCTGAGATACCGAGACATCCAAGAAAAGTTAATCGAAGAACGGGATGCAGTCAAATTAATGACAGTACATGCATCTAAAGGCCTTGAGTTCGATAACGTTTTTATCGCTGGCATGAATCAAGATGTATTTCCCTCAAAACGCGGCGATATCGAAGAAGAACGTAGACTTGCTTATGTAGCTGTTACCCGAGCAAAGAACAGGTTATTTATTACATATCCAAGGTTAGTAAAGGGATGGAATGGATCTTTATCTACGGGTAAGGTTAGTAGTTTTATAGCGGAAATGTCACAGACTTTATAGGGATATGTTCCCCAGATTCTCACTAAATATACGCGAGGCGTTGAAAATGGATAAATACAATATTCCTTGTCATGGTTGCAGACATCAAGCGGTATTGCCGGATGATTGCCCTAATAACCGTATAGTGTCAATCCCTGAGGATTGGATGTACGAACCGCAGGACTGCGTTAATTTTAGCGTGATCGATGCAGGGATAAGTTTAACTGAATCTTTAGGACGGAGGTTATTTGAGTGAAACCAGACTTTCGTTGTCCTGAATTTGTTTTAGATGTTATTTGAATGAAAAGGAGTGAAATAACATGTTAGCATTTTTCAATAATGTAAAGAATTTTGTAGAAAAAGATGGTAGACCGCAATTTGCAGGGATTTACTTTGATGGTAAAAGGGCTATTGCCACAAATACACATGTATTGATAGCTGCAACATTTCCAGCAAAGAAAGCGTTAATTCATTACAAGACAGGGGAGGAAATCAAGGATACATTTCCTGATGTAGATAAAGTTATCCCTAAAGAGACTGCAAATATTATTGAGTGTAATTTGATTACTGAGTGGATAGGTTTATTAAAAACAGCTATGGCTGTATGTGGTAAATATGATTACGATACCATTTGCTTAAAGGTTGTTGGCAGTTCCGTAAAGCTAAGAGTTAAAAAGATTGAGTCTACATATGAAACTTTACTACCAGGGAAATGTATCAAGGGTGATCCTAAAGATATTTTCTTTAGCGCAAAGTATATACGAGATATTTTAGTATTTTTCAAAGATGCAAATGTTGAAAATTTCACTATAAGTTATAACGGACCATTTGAACCTATGAAATTTACTGCAGATAAAAAAGTTTTAGCAGTGTTGACTCCAATTCGTACTGAAATTTAATTATTGTAATTTGCAAGTGGTGGGGTGGTGTGATTGTCAGGATGGATTAAAGACTATAGAAGGGAGGTAGAAAGCAATATATGGCTGATGCCTCCTTTATATCACAGATTGTGGCAATGGTTAAAATACAATGTTAATCACGCTGATGCTGAAATTCCAATGAGAGACGGAACAAGCTTGTTAATCAAATCTGGACAAAAATTAACCAGTACTAGGAACATTGCAAAGGGTATTGGTTGGTATGAAGGACATAAGTGGATAGAGCCAAATCCAAAAACAGTATCTACTATTATAAGCTGGTTACAAAAAAATCATATGATTTTAGTAGGATATGGTAAGGGTAACAGACAGTATACCTTAATAACCCTTATAAATTGGGATGTGTACCAGACAAAAGATATTGAGGGTAACGTCAAAGTAACAGTAGAGAAACAGTTAGGTAACGCCAAAGTAACAGTAGAGAAACAGGTCGTGGATATAAACAAGAATGTAAAGAATGTAAAGAAGAATAAGAAATATATATATTCTTCGTTGCATTCGCAACTGGCAAAATTATTAATAGATCAGATAACGGGAAATAAGCCAAATTTTAAATCTCCAGATAATATTGATAATTGGGCTAACGAAGTAAGGCTGATGATGGAAAACGATAAGCGATCTTATGAACAGATCGAAAAGGTAATTAAGTGGTGTCAGAAAGATTCGTTTTGGCAATCTAATATCTTAAGTATTAAAAAGCTACGTGAAAAATTTGATCAGTTAGAAAGCAAAATGAATCAGGATGGTAGACCGAAATATAATTTTGATGCTTTAAAGAAAGAGTCAATCTTAAAGAGACAGGCAAAAGTAGATTGCCCTCATTGCAATGGATCCGGAAAGATAAAGTACCTAGATCATTTAACGCAAGGAGTAACCGAAGTTACCTGCGAGTGCTGCAAAATAAACCAATAAGGAGGTACTTATGAGTAAATTACCATCCTACGCGAATAAAGGAGAAATGACAATTCTAGTCATGATGGGAACCGTTACGCAGCTAATGGGGAATGCAGCTAAGTTTTACCAAGATAAAGGCAGAATTGATTGGTCTAGAAAACTGAATTGCGCCTCTACTTATATCAAAAATGTCATGGATACCCGATATGCAACATTAGACCACGAACAGCAGAAGGCTCATGATAGGCGATACCAAAAGATGAATATGTATGTTTCCTGCAATGACACGGAGCGGTTTGATCCTGAGTCTCAAGATGATGCCAAGATAACGGTGTCAACAGATGATATTTATGATCTAGCTGAGTTTGCGGTGGAGCAATGCAAGTCATGCGTTAAAACTGGACATGAGATTATTGGTTGTAAGTATCGGGAAATCATGTTCAGGTTGTGTGTACCTATTAGTGATACCGATGCAGAATGTCCTTTTGGAGATAGTAAGCAGAATGTAAAGGGTGCTGTTGATGGTGAGTTTCGATTTTTGAAAACTAAGATATGAGGGAGCGATATGGATGCCTAATTGGATTGTTGGTGATTTAAAAATAAGAGGGATAAAAAGTAATATTGAAAAATTTTTAATTGAAGCGTTAACGCCAGTTGATTTATTTGGACACAAAGAAAAATCCCCTATAATAACAAAAAATGAGTACGGAATTACCATTAAGGATATAAAGGGGAATATTTATTTAAAAGGAACACAAAGAAGCTTTGTAGATGCCGATTGCATTGTGTTTGATTATCCTGATAATGAATTAGAAACTACGGTATTTGTTTTAGAAGATTATAAAACAGCATGGGGAATTGATGTAGAAGGACTTGTAAAATTATCACAAGAATTTGAGGTTGATTTTAAAATATTAGGATTTGAAAGAGGCATGGAATTTAATCACGATGTAGAGATTGTTGGTGGTCAAATAGTGAAAAACGAAGAGATTAATTTTGATGATTACATGTGGGAATGCATTAGACCTACTGTCGGGGGTTGATATCATGAATAAAGTCATTATAGTTGGCCGTCTAACCCGTGACCCCGAAGTACGCTATACCCAAACAGGTAAAGCAGTAACCACTTTCAGCCTAGCAGTAGATACAGGATTTGGCGAAAACAAGCATACTGATTTCATCCCTGTAGTTGTGTGGGATAAGCTGGCAGAGGTTTGTGGCAATAACCTTACGAAAGGTCGCAGAGTATTGGTTGAAGGTCGTCTTCAGATTCGTGATTATGAAAAGGACGGTCAGAAACGTAGAGCTGCGGACGTAGTGGCTCAGAATATAGAGTTTTTAGATAGTAAGGATCAAAATGGGCATACAAATAAACCACCAGAAAGCGGAAGCGGATATGATTTAAGTTCATTTGGTACCGAGGTCTTCCCTGAAGAGGAGATTCCATTTTAGAGTAAAAGGAGCTCGCATAAATGGCAACTATTATACACATGGTCGGGGTGTTGGTAGTTTGTTACGTGGCGGTTACAGCGGGAATTTACTTGTCTTGGATTAGAGAGTTTATGAAGCGGAGGGGATAGGGACAATGGATAATTGTCAAGCACGGCAGTATTTTAAAGACAAAGGGTTAACGTATGATTTCCTTAACATTGAAAGTGTTAAGCTCTTAGAACTTTTCTTGCAAGAAGAGATTGAAAAGGCAATGTCGGAGTCAGATGATTGTATTTTAATCAAGATAAATAGATATCGCTTCACTAAGAAGCAACGACAATCAAACAAATTCAGCAACTTAGCCTTAACAGTAAAAGGCACATATTTTAAAGATCGTGAAGCTATAACTTTCAGCGATAGTGGTTTTATAGGTTTTGCTGGATGGGCATCTACTCGTAATACTCAGCCTTTTATTGATGGATTTATTAGATGGTGTGATGTAGTAGTAAACAATCGGGCGGTGCAATCATGACCAGAAACACAATCATTGATAATGTCACAGTTACAGTCCACGGCGAAATTACAAACCAGGAATTAGCGATTTATATAGACGAGTATCAAGCCAAGCGTAAAGATAAGATGATTCGGGCTGTAGTCACTGTAGAGGCGCAAGAAGTTAAGATTCAGGGATATGTAAACATGGGATGGGAGGAGGTTAATAATGGACGTACTGGAACTATTTAAAAAAGGTGAACTTGCAGTATATGAAATGAATAAAGGTGGATTCCCAAAAGAATATAACGAGCAAGCCGAAATTGAACTTATTCGCCTCGCCAAACTAGGACAGCGTATGCAGTGGACAGATGGTGTGCCGCCAGCGTTCGCTCCGAATGATCGCAGATGGATTGTTATTGAATATCTAACTCCATACTTGAGAACAAAAGCGTATATTTCAATATATTGGAACGGCGCATCGTATAGCGACAATCGGGTGCAATTAGCGCGTAGATGGATGTCGTTACCCTTACCGCCGAATCCTGGGGAGGGTGAATGATGGCATATGCAAGAGATTTACATTACATGCTGAATAAACCTATTAATCATGAAACAGAAAACCAACATCTTAAAGAAGAAAACGAAAAATTAAGACTTCGCCTTAATACGATGCTGGCAAAAGATATTACAGTATTGCCAGTAGAAAAAGCGGTCGAATGCCCGGCAGAAAATAAATTAATTATCGTTAAAAATTGTAGGACATGTGACTATTGCAAAATCAGAATAATTTTAAATACAGTAGAAAATATTTCATTGGAGTATATCTATTGCGCTTATAAAGAGGTGGTAATAAACAATGATTGAAAAATATAGTTTGTCTGATATAGAAACAGCATTTTTTGACTTAGAACAAGAAAATAAAGATCTTCGTATTGAGTTAGAAAAACTAAAAAAGAAATTTGATGAAAAAACTGACGATGGTTGTGAATCTGAGTCATTAAAAGTAAGAGACGAACAAGGAATACCTCTTGAGTTAGCAGTTTTAAGACGTGAGTATGTTTCTATGATTAAATACGCTGAGTTGGGGCGGTTGGCATTAGAAGTAAGTAACACAAATCCTGCAATTACTTCTTTTTGTAAAACAGAATATCAGAAGAAATATCACGGCACAGATGCTTTTTGTCTTACAGTTAAATGTCCTTGGCGTAGTTTCTGCCAAAAACGAGCCGAATTGCTAGTGAAGGTGCGGAAATGAGTTGTAAATGCGCTACATTTGATCCTGAAGAGGGACGTTATTCTTGCAGTGTTAGCGGTGACGGTTGTGTATTTTTATTTAATCCTAACTCTAAGAGATGCGCGGAATTATATGGTGAGGGGCCAGATGCTGATTTGTTGGATGAAGGTGTAATTGCTAGGGAAGCACTTGGTCAGGAGGTAAAAATATGAACGATGATGATAAATTGCAGGTAATTGAAGATATGGGGATCAATTGGAAAGAGGATTGCCCGAGTAACCATGGATTAAAAGATAGACACCTTAAAAAGCATGGTTGTGAAGGATGCTGGATTAAAGCACTAGAGGAACCACTATGACAGACTTTACAAATGATCAACCTGTGTTAGAACTTTTCCATGAACCCAAGCCTTACAATCCAATATTAAGTAAGAAAAAGAAGACTGCCAATGATATGGCATTACGAGATAACAAGCCTATGGTAGTTGTTAGTATGGGGCATGGATCGTATGAAATATATCCTAAGAGCATTGCCGAGAAGTGGGAAAAGCCGTGGGTATATGAAAGCGGAGCTGAGACATGAAGCTAGTTATCCCGGGAAGACCGGCAACGAAGAAAAATTCCAGCAGGATAGTGAAATTCGGTAAAAGGACATCGCTTATACCTAGTGAGGCATTTGAAAAATATCAAGTTGAAGCACTTTGGCACTTGAAGAAGTACAAGCAGAAGTTTGAAGGACCTGTACAAGTATGCTGCTTATACTGGTTACCAAATAAACAATGGTGGCCGGATCTAATAGGTTTATTGCAAGCTACTTCCGACATACTGGAAAAGGCGGGAATCATCGAAAATGATAAATTTATTGCTAATTACGATGGCAGCCGGATAGTGGGGTTAGATAAGGTTAATCCGAGAGTGGAAATATTTATTGAGGCGGTGTGAGATATGGTTGATGCTGATTTATATGATTTTCTTAAAGTAAATGAGACTGGATTATTCAAAGAAAAAAAGAGTCAAGAAGTAAGAGCATATGTACATATTGATTTCATTGATTTAGATAAATTTGTAAAGATTGTTGGTACTGGTCGCTTCGATGAGGGCGGGATTGAAGTACGCATGTTTGATAAAACAATTTGTGTTGAACTTAACGAGATTTTTGAAGACGATGGGTTAGATATAAGTGATTATAAGAATTGTTTTGGTGAATATGACGAGTATTTTAAAGCAAGCTAGGATTTGTTATTAGAGCGTAAGGGAGGGGTCAGTAATGGCAAAGGAAAAAGAAAAGCCAATTGAAGATAAATTACAGGAAAGGCTAAACCGCTGGAAATCAATTTATCAAAATGGTTGCAGTGACCCTTTTTGGAGTGACGGATGCAATTTAAATCTGATCAGAAACCATATTTCACACTACAAAAAACAAATCGAAGAATTATATCCAAATAGTGACTATCCAGAAGCCTATTACCAAGACACACCGCCTAAAGTTGATAATAATTATATGGCGAATTCCAGAAAACTTATTGGACAAGCTGTAAAAATCAATATTCGCACTGAAAGTATTGCCGAGGCAGCACAAGAACAGCTTAGTTTATTTTGAGGGAGGGGTGAGTATGAAACAAGCTTCATTATTCCGTGAAATTATCGTGGACAACTTCGCGGGTGGAGGCGGTGCTAGTACAGGTATAGGTTTAGCAATTGGGCGATCCGTAGATATAGCAATCAATCATGACCCTGCTGCAATAGCAATGCATAAGGTTAATCATCCAGACACGGAACATTATTGTGAGTCAGTATGGGACATTGACCCAAGAACAATTACAGGCGGCAGACAAGTGGCGTTATGTTGGTTTAGTCCAGACTGCAAACACTTTAGCAAAGCCAAGGGCGGGAAACCAGTTGAAAAGAAAATTAGAGGGTTGGCTTGGGTGGCCATTCGATGGGCGGCTGTAATAAAACCTAGGGTAATTATTCTTGAAAATGTGGAAGAGTTTAAAACATGGGGTCCACTACTTGAAAATGGGATGCCAGATACTAGCCAGAAAGGACGCACTTTCCATGCTTTTGTAAATGCTTTAAAGCGGCAAGGTTACCAGGTAGATTGGCGAGAGCTAAAAGCGTGTGATTATGGTGCTCCTACGATACGGAAAAGATTATTTCTGATTGCTAGACGTGATGGTAAAAATATTGTTTGGCCCAAGCAAACATATGGAGACCCAAATGGTGAAGCGGTTAAAACAGGTAAGCTTAAGCCTTGGAGAACCGCTGCTGAATGTATTGACTGGTCACTGCCTTGCCCGTCCATATTTGAGCGTAAAAAAGAGTTAGCTGAAAACACCATGCGAAGGATTGCCAGAGGAATACAAAAGTTTGTAATAGATAATGCTGATCCTTTTATCATCAAGGTGAATCACCATAGTATTGATTTTAGAGGGCAGGGTATTGGTGATCCTTTGCAAACAATTACAGCAAAAAACGGATGGGGAATAGTTACTCCATATATTGCCCGAATTGGTCAGACTGGATTCGGTGGGGATAGGTTGCAGTATGACATTGATGATCCGCTTACGACAGTAACTACAAAGGCAGAGCGTTTATTAGTTACGCCTACACTGGTGGTAAATACAACAGGTCACCCAGGAAGCCAAGTAGACAAACCAATAAAAACCATTACAACAGGAAATCAGCATATTCTAGTAGCTCCTACTTTAATTCAGTATCATGGCGAACAGTCAGGAAGTGAAGTAAGAGGGCAGGATTTAGAAAGACCATTAATGGTGGTTGATGCTTCACCAAGATATGCTCTTGTAGCCAGTTTTCTAGCTAAACATTATGGGGGCGGTTATTCGGGACCAGGAGCAAATTTAAAGAAGCCGGCTCCTACGGTTACAACAGTCGATCATAATGCACTTGTTACCAGTCATTTAATAAAAATGAAAGGTACAAATATTGGACATCAAGTAACCGAACCGATTCAGACAATTACAGCCGGCGGATTACACTTTGGAGAGGTTAGAACGTTTCTGCTTAAATACTACGGTACAGGTGAGGGGCAATCTCTAAAAGAGCCAATGCACACCGTTACTACTAAGGATAGATTCGGATTAGTTACTATTCACGGTCAAGATTATCAGATTGTAGATATAGGTATGAGAATGCTAGAACCTCATGAATTATTCGCGGCACAAGGATTTCCAAAGGATTATGTTATTGATCGAGATTATAACGGGAAAAAGTATTCTAAATCAGCACAAGTAGCCAGGTGTGGTAATGCAGTGCCTCCACCATTCGCGGAAGCACTTGTAAGAGCGAATTTACCTGAAATATGCGACGGTTACGGCGAAGTTGCTACCGAACAGGCGGTGTAATATGAGACAGATTAGCGTAAATTCAACATGGAAATGGATACGGCGAAACTACCGTATCCTAGCCTATATAGTCTATGAGGATGGTAGTAGATCCGTAGTAATGGGGAAGTGAGGTAGATATGGCATTAGTGGAACATACCTTATTTGGTATACAGGATAAAGTCAAAATAGCAATTGATAGAATTAGGCAGTTTGAGCCTCCAGAGGGCTATTATGTAGCATTTTCGGGCGGGAAGGATAGCATAGTCATACTAGATTTAGTCAAGCGTGCTGGCGTGAAATATGACGCTCACTATAACCTTACTACGGTTGATCCTCCTGAGTTAGTATATTTTATTCGTGAGCACCATTCAGAAGTTGAAATACATAAGCCTAAAGAAACAATGTGGCAGCTCATTGAAAGAAAAGCAGATGTACCTACTCGGTTTTACCGCTGGTGTTGTGCGGTACTTAAAGAAGGTGGAGGATCAGGGCGATTAGTAGTAACTGGTGTTAGATGGGCAGAGAGTGCCAGGCGATCAAAAAGAAAAATGGTAGAACAGTGTTACACCGATAATTCAAAAAGATTTTTGCATCCAATTATAGATTGGGATGAATACGAAATTTGGGAATACATAAAAAGCCATCAAATACCGTACTGCTCTCTATACGATGAAGGTTTTAAGCGTTTAGGCTGCGTTCTTTGTCCAATGAGCAGTAATCACGCAAAAGAAATTAACCGATGGCCGAAACTAGCGGAATCATACAAGCGCACCATGACTAAAGCTTTTCCACGGATGATTGAAAGAAAAAAAGAAAAAGGAATAGCTATTACGTGGAAAAATGCTGACGATTGGTTTAACTGGTGGACATCAAAACCAGTAGCAAAAGAAAATCCAGATCAGACAGTTATCTTTGAGTGAGGTGATAAGCAATTGAACGTGATTCGTGTGTTTCCAAAAAGGAATTCATATACTCCCGATGATGATTATTGCTTCTTTGATGTCCCAGGGCTATTTATACCAGAACATGACGAGGTACATATTTGTTGCGTGTTTACTTGGGACATACCTCATTGTGAGTATTTAAAAAGACAATGGGAAGCTAAAACCAATAAACCTGTTTTAATTGGTGGACCCGCCTATGATGATGCTGGCGAGGACTTCATCCCAGGAATGTATATAGGCAAAGGGATAGTGTTCACAAGTCGAGGTTGCCCTAACAATTGCTCATTTTGCGCTGTACCGAGGCGCGAGGGAGCACTTAGGGAATTGCCGATAGTGCCAGGAAACATTATTCAGGATAATAATTTTCTAGCTTGCTCTAAAGATCATCGGCAAAAGGTCTATGAAATGCTTAAAACGCAAAAAAAGATACAGTTTAAAGGCGGTCTTGAAGTTGCTATCTTAAGCGATTGGGATATTGAGCAAATGAGGCTACTAAACGCTAAAGGTAGCGTTAATGAGTTGTGGCTTGCGTGTGACACGAAGGGGAAAATTGATCTTTTAAAACGAGCCTGCGAAAAGTTATATGCTGCTGGATTTAATCAAGAAAAAATCCGATGTTATGCGCTGATCGGAGACGACATGGAAGAGAATGAAAATAGATTACGTCAAATATTCTTAGCAGGTGCATTGCCTTTTGCACAGTTATATCAGCCTTTTGAATTAAAGAAGAAAAAATATAGCAAGCAATGGGAAGATTTCCAGAGAACATGGCAAAGACCAGCAGCCACGAAAGCGCATATGAGCGATGTAATGAGAAAATTGATAATAGCATGATTTAAGAAGTTTGGTAGTAGAGAGGTAATATTGGGGAGGGCGGGATAAGTGTGATACCAACATGGGCAGAGTGTGAGTATTGCGAACAGAATACCACTCACGGCGGCAATTGCAATCAGAAAATGAAAACCAGTAACATTCCTTGCCTGGGGTTTAAGCAAGATCCGCGCGGAAAGATCGGATATGAGGAAAACTCTGAAATGATAATATCGGTAAGCGATAAAATACCGATCATAGGAAAATGGACAGACGATTTTACACTAGAAGACCAAGACAGCCCAATTAAATTCACAAAGGTTATACCTGTACAATGGATAACCCAAAGGACAATTGCTTTAGCGTGTAAAGTCTCATTTTATTACTACGATAATTCCGAGTTTACTGACCAGGGAGAAAAGAAAATGGCGGAAGTGATACCGATCAAAAGAAAGGGCGGGATAACATGAGCGATAAGGTAACAGCGGAAGAGATCCGCGAGTCACTACGCAAGAAATTTACTAGACCAGAATGGGCGTTATTCTTCGAGGTAGGCAACGGCACTGCTGGAAATTTAAAACGTTGGGCTGATGCCCTAGCAATGAATATGTATCCTTCTAGAGGGCTTGCTATTGTCGGTTTTGAGATCAAGGTAAGCCGCAATGACCTTAAAAAAGAATTAGAACAACCTAAGAAAGCGGAAGCAGTAGGATGCTTTTGTAACCACTGGTACTTAGTAGTGCCAAAAGGCTTGATTAAAGATACAGATATCATTCCTGCAGCATGGGGCATATTGGAATATAACAATGGATCATTACGCCAGACAAAAAAGCCGGATAAGTTATCTTGCCAGCCCATAACAAAGGAATTTGTAGCTGCTATTCTCAGGCGCGAGGATGAAGCATATGCGAAAAATATTGCACAACAAGTGGAAAGCCTTTCTGAGCAAAGAATAACCGAATTAAGGCAAAAACATGAAGAAAATCTTAAAGCAGAAAGAGAAAGAATGAGTGAACGGCACAATGCTTTACGAGAATCAATAAAATCATTTGAAGAAATATCAGGCATTCCAATAAACACTTATAACGGTGAAAATTTAGGCAAGGCTGTTAAAATAGTGCAGCAAATAGGGTTAACGGAGTCCTATAGCCTACTAGGTACGGTAAGACGTAACATGCAGCAGTTTTTAACTGATACGGAGCAGATCGTACAAGATAATGAGAGGGGCGGGATAACATGAGTTTCAAAGAGCGATTAACACAATTAAAGGAAGCTGCTTCAATAAGGCAGCCAGGACGCAGGGTAGATTTAGCATTAGTCCGTAGGAAAGATTTAGCTGAATTAATTTACCATTTTGATAGATTAGACCAGGAAGTGAGAGCGATATATAAGCTAAATGGCACTGGAATGATATTTAGAGAACGTCAACGGCAGATAGAACAAGAGGGATGGACTCCGGAACATGACCAACAACATTACGATAGTGAATTAGCTAAAGCAGCGGTTTGTTATGCAACACCGGGCGACAGAAGAATAAAATTCGATGATGGAACGCCACATTTCTGGCCTTGGCATCCAATGTGGTGGAAACCTACATCAGATGACCGCATTCGAGAACTGGCAAAGGCGGGTGCATTAATAGCAGCAGAGATTGACAGATTGCTGCAGGCAGAATTGCCATTCACGCTAGGTGAACGGCAATGAAAGCAATAACCATATTACAGCCGTGGGCGAGTTTAATCGCCTGCGGTGCAAAGAGGATAGAGACAAGATCATGGGCTACTCAGTATAGAGGTCGAATCGCCATACATGCAGCCAAAGATCAGGATAAAAAAGGTGAACGTATCCGTCATATAGTGGCTAGAGCTGAACAATACGGCATTATCATTCCAGAAATGCATTTTGGTGCTATTATCGCCATTGCTACCTTAACCCACTGCTTAAAAATCAATGAGAGCCAAATTTATTATCTAGAAAAAGATAAAAGTAAAGAATTAGCTTTTGGCGACTTCACCCCAGGGCGTTATGCCTGGATATTAGATAACATACAAGCAATCAAGCCAGTACCAGCAAAGGGCATGCAAAGGATTTGGAATTGGGTGGGTGATCTAGATAATGGATGCTAAGGAAAAATCATTTATAGAAACCAATATAAGTATAACCATGAAAGGTCGTAACGTTACCAAGCGCGTTAAGTTTAAAAATAAAAAAGGGACATTTCAACGCAGAGTACAATGCAAAACATGTATATTTATTGGTCTTGCAGTCGTTGGATTGGGAAATGTCTATGACGTTACTTGTGATCGTGATATTAGCACATGGCGGTCATGTACTGGCAGAACCGACAAGCCTTGTAAATTTCACAAGGAGAGTGAATAGATACTAAAACAGCAGTAGAAATGTTATTAAATCGTTGTTCTGCATCATTTAAAGGTGATTATATAAATTTATTTAGTGTTGAAGAAACAAAATTGATTGCCGACTTCATCGAGCAGCAAGAAGAAGAAATTATTCGGTTAAAATCAAAAGTCAGAGAATTTATACATCCTCTAGATGTGGCAGAGTTAAAAAAATACGCTGAGTTTGGGCGGTTATCATTAACAACCAGGGCAATGGTATGCAGCAATAATGACTTTATCAAGCGTGGGAATGTTTGTGAGCACCATTGCACTAATTATAGATTTTGCCAAAAACGAGCCGAATTACTAAAAGGGGGAAATATCAGTGAGTGAAGAGAGTAAATATCCAGATAAATGCCCGATAACAAATTTACCGCTTTTCATGGAGATAGAACATCCTATATTGGGATTAGTTCAGACCTATGGTGGACCATATGACAGTTATACGATACCAGAGATAGATGAGGAAGGGGATTTTTACAGCTATCGCTTTGACCACGACGAAGGATGCTGGGTAGACGGTGTAGAGGTAGTTGGCAATGCATAAGATAAAATTCCGTGGTAAACGCCTTGATAATGATCAGTTTATTTATGGAAGTTTAATAGTAGATGGAGTATCAGGAAAGCATTACATTGCTCTAAGTGTTGATGAAAGCGAAAGAATAGGTGAAGAAGGATGCTTAAAAATTGTATCGTGTGAAGTTGATCCTGAAACAGTCGGTCAATACATAGGACTTAAATCTAATGATGTAGATATTTACGTAGGGTCTATTATAGATCAGACCAATAACAGATTTGTTGTTGAAAATTGTCCAGGAGGATACGACTTAGGAGTTTATTATAAAAACAGATTATGCTGCGGGCGACAAGGAACATATACCATATCTGCCCTTGATACCAGTAGTGTTTATTGCCAAGTTGTCGGTAATGTTCATGATAATCCTGAATTATTAGAATTAACAAGATAATTATAAAGATAGGCGTAAGACCTACCTAAAATAAAATATGGGGGTAAGAGGATGTCTATATTAAAAAAAAGTTGTAGTAATTGTATATTTTGGAGTCCTAACCATAAAGAACATGAAAGATGCAAACCATGCGGTGTTACACGGAATAACTTTGTACCTCGTGATATGCAGTGCCCAGTTCCTAGTTGCCAATCAGGAATGATATATTACGCAAAGACTGCACATTTAGAATGTCCCGATTGCGGAACGTGGGTATCACCCTTTGCTACGGAAATTAGCGACAAAAAAGCGGTAAGGCAAGAATTTGAAAAGCATCTGCCGTGCGCTAGAAACACCGATGTATCAAGTGTGATGATGCATACTAAGGGACCAGGAAGCGGCAGTAAGAGCAAAGGTAGCAGTAAGAAGGGATTAATGAATAAGAAATCTACTACTCAATTATATAAAGAATTAGCTAAATAACAGAAAGAACCGCCTACCTTAATTGGTGGACGGTTCTTTCGCTAAACAACTTTATATTGAGCTATTTTATTGCTATTACATGACGGTATTAACATCATCCAAGGGAGATCTTTATCAAATAACCACCAATTGCCTTTATAGAATTTAACATCGTATACAGTAAATCCTTTAGATAGCGCATTAGTCATCTTATCTCCTTCGGATATAACATTATTATTAATATCAATTAAACCAGTATCGCGCAAAGTGGTTATTCTCCTTTCTTCCTCCAAACTATTTCATAACCAATAACATCTGCTATTTGTTCGGCCTCTACATATTTTAGTGTGCCTCTTGTTATTTTCTGACTAAGGTTTTGCAAAGTACCAAAGTCGCTTGTTTGGTTTAACTCTTCAACCACTTTTGACATTGTAAGACCAGCTTCTACTATTTTAGACTTTACGATATTTAAACTCATTTCCGCACATCCTTTCCATGAGTAAATTATAATAAAAAATTAACTTAAAAGCAATAAATTTAACTATACAGTTAAAAAGTTGTTGACATAGTTAATCATAAAGCTTATAATTTAACTATAGAGTTAAATATTGCGGAGGCGGTAAAGACGAACTTGGAAGAAGCGCAAACTCGATTAAAGAAAACGGAAATAAATCAAGACCAGCTTTGGGCGTTAAACTCTCTGTATATCCTGCTTGACTTACATAAAGATGATTTTTGCAAAATTATTGATGCGGTCGGCCTTGAAACCCTCTTAAAGAAGCAAAAACATTATGAACGTATTGACCAGGCTGAAAGAGAATTGGCGGCAAAGGAACGGTATTTACAAGCAAGAGCGCGCCTTGAAGAACTGGAAATTGAAAAATCAAGTCTTGATCAAATTGTAAATGAATATAAGCCCATTTAATCGACAGGCAGACGGTCACAACCACCGAGAGCCAAGTAAAAAGGAGAGGTTGAAGATGAGAAAAGTTAAAATAAAGCAAGAGGATAAAACCCTTATCAAAGCTTATGCCAAATGGTGCACAAGAAAAGGGTATTTCCCAAAGGAGTATGAATGTTCACGTCTTATCGGGAATATGAATGGTGACCATCGGGATTTAGTTGATGATTACCTTTCTGAACTAAGTAAGTAGTTTGCTATGATTAACAATCGCGCTATGGTGGTAATCCTTGTGGTAGATGGGTATATAAAGAGTGGGAAGAAAAAGGATACGTAGAAGCAAAAGAAGTTCATGAAGAAATATGGTCTACAATGGCACATTAACCGTCTTAAAAGGCGGTTTTTATTTTAAATAATAGTTGCAATATACTTGACAAAGTGCTAATATGTGGTTAAGAGGTATGAAGACGAAGTTTACATAACGTGGTGCTTTATACAAATACGGAAGTGGGAAGCTCGGCCATTGCGGTTGGGCTTCTTTTTTTATTGCTTAAAATGAGGAGGATATAAACATGCCCACCGTTACTTGTGCGTTGAATGATTGTAAAAATCATGGATATGAAATATGTATAGCAAAGGGGATAGAAGTAGATCATGACGGGAAGGTAATGTGTTATGATCCGAATTATAAAAAGAGCATGGAACAATTTAACTCAAATTGCTATAAATCGGGCAGTAAGTATAAAACTAGTCGGGTAACGGGCATTCTGAAATGATAATGCAAAAGGTTAAACCGCGCAATCCGAAATTAATAAGAGAATTTAGAAAAGAAAGTGACTGTTGCGAACGATGCAACAGTCGTTTTTCTTTAGAAGTGGCTCATATAACTAGCAAGGGAGCAGGGGGACCGGATATAAGAGAGAACCTATTAAAACTTTGCGGACCTGCCAGTATGGGGATGGGGTGTCACGGGGCGGCACACAAAGGAAAGATATCTCAGGAAGAACTTTATGAGTTAGTCGGTAGGCGTGAAGGGATAACAGCAGCCGAGTGTAGGATAAGAACAAGGAGGGCTATGGGTTATGCAGTGCGATCCTAAAGAGTTAGGAGAATACATAATCGAAGAACTAACCCCTTCACAGTTGAGTCAATTAGGGGCGAAGCTTGCAAGTGAAGTTAACAAATTAGGGAAAGTCGTTGCTGGATACGAAAGTGACTTTGCTATTAAGACTAAGATATACAAGCTAGAACTCGCTAAAGCCAAGGTGCTGTATAAAGATGCTAGGATGCAGCCAACTATGATTAACGCAATTGCAGAAACAACTGAGAGCGTGATAGTTGCTGGTAACGACTTGCAATGTGCCGAGGCTTTGCTGCTTATGGGTAAGGCAGAGTTAGATGGCCAGGATAAGCAATACACGATGGTGAAAAAGATTATTGATCTTAAAGTTCAGGAATTAAGGACATTTAAAGGATAATGAGTGAGGTGGTTAAGTGACTGTCTATATTTTAAATCCAGGTAACTTTATGGTTGGATTCAGTTTTACACCTCACGAACAATTAGAGATATTTATCGGATTATTTGCTGTTAGCATTGAACTTAGTTAAACATTCTAAAAACATTTTATATTATTACATGTGGTAAGTAGGTGAGGTGATGTGGCGAAATCCGCCGACTGGATAAAGATAAAAGTAGAGTATGAGACAACTAACACCTCATATCGTAAAATAGCTGAAAAATATGGTGTTAGCTTCAACACATTAAAAGATAGAGCAAAGCGCGAAGAGTGGGCAAAGGCAAAAGAAAAAACCCACCACAAAATCGCAACCACCACACTACAAAAAGCTGTGGTGAAAATTGCAGATAGAAATGCCAGGATATTAAGTATAACTGATAAAATAGCTGACAAAATAGAGAGTGCTGTTGATCAGTTAGAAGATTATATTGTTACTAATCGTATTAAAACTAAAACCATTACTTATGATGAAGATAATAAAAAGCCATCTAAAGAAGTAATCGTTGAAGAAGAAACAAAAGAAATCATTAAGGGGATTGTTGATCGTCAAGGTTTAACTTATCTCACGTCAGCTCTTGAAAAGATCCAAAAAGGACAAAGGCTTTCTGAAAGCATCGTAAGCGAGTATGAACGGCATAAGATGGATATTGAAAGTAAGAAACTTGCCTTACTCGAAATGAAATCAGGCAATAGTGATGATGCTATTAAAAAATCAAATGAGCGAGTCATGACGATTGCTGAATTACTGAATAATCCTGTTGAGGATAGGAAGATCGAAGACTTTGAAGAGGATGATGAATCATGAACTCCATCAATTATGAAGTAGCGTTAAAATATGCTAGAGAAGAAATCAGAGATATTAATAAATTATTAGTTGAAGCAGTTGGTAAGGAATTAGATGAATACGGAACGTTTCTTATGTTCTGCTCTAATAAGAAGATGGTTCAACGGTTGATTGATAAGGCGAAAAAAGAACAAAAATAACTAATTCTCAATGTCCAATAAGAATGCATGAACATTGAGATGTAAAATATCGGCAAAATGTTGGTGATAAATTGGAACAAATAGCATTAGCAATCTTTGGTGTAACTGCCACATGGTTAAGCCAAGATAAAGAACCATCAAAAAGAAAATACGCTCCATTGTTTGGATTGATAGGTCAGCCGTTTTGGTTTTATACCGCCTATGTAAATCAGCAGCGGGGCATATTTATTTTATGTTTTTTCTATACTTACAGCTGGTGGCGTGGTGTAAGAACATACTGGATTAAATAAAAGGTGATGATATGACACAATACGCACCATTTTGCGTTAAGCAAGTTGAATATCTGAAACGATGTTATAAGAACTGGTTAAACATTGCCGAAGGTGGCAAAAGGGCGGGGAAAAACGTCCTGAACATTATGGCATGGTGTGAGATATTAGAAGTACATCCAGATAAGCTCCACTTAGCTGCTGGTGTCTCTGTAGCATCTGCAAAGCTTAATATAATAGACAGCAATGGGTTTGGAGTTAGCAATTGGTTTGAAGGGCGTTGTCGTGCTGGTAAATACCAGGAACGGGACGCTCTTTATATTAATACTTCGACTGGTGAAAAGATTGTACTGATCAGCGGTGGTGGCAAGGAAGGTGATGAACGGTACATTAAGGGAAATACTTACGGTACCGCGTACATCACTGAGGTAAATGAATGCTGTAAGACATTTGTTAAAGAGACATTCGATAGAACACTGTCAAGCCAAAATAGAAAGCTGTTCTTTGACCTGAATCCTAAGGCTCCTAACCATTGGTTTTATAAAGATATACTTGATTTTCATACTGCAAACTCATACAAGTATGAAGACTATGGTTTAAATTATGAGCACTTCACTTTATACGATAATTTCAGTTTTACTACTGAGAAAATAAAAGCCATCATTCGAACCTATGCTAAGAATACAGTATGGTATTTACGAGATATCATGGGAAAAAGAACCAATGCCGAGGGTATTATTTATGATATGTTTGGTCCTAAGAATCAATATGAAGATGGTAATGGACCTAACTACGATTTATATTACAACCGTTATTACACGATTGACTATGGGACAACGAATCCATTTGTCATACTTGAGATAATAGAACAAGTTAACTATCTTACAAACATAAAAGAGTACTTCGTAGAAGATGAATATTACTATGACTCCAAGAAACATAATCGCCAAAAAGAAGATAGTGAGTATGTCGAGGACCTAATTAGTTTTATCAATGGGAAAGAGTATGCAAGAGTTATTATTGATCCGAGCGCGGCTAGTTTTAAGGTAGCTGCTAGGAATAAAGGAATACGTCTTAAAGATGCTGATAACGAAGTGCTTGATGGCATTCGCTTATTAGCATCTCTTTTGCGTATGGTTAAACTTAAGGTCAATAAAACAAAATGCAAAAACCTATTAGACGAATTTCTAAGTTATATATGGAATGCGAAAGCTTCAGATCATGGAGTTGAAGAACCTGTAAAAGCTTTCGATCATGCTTTAGATGCATTGCGTTACTTCTGCAAAACAATCATCAAATACATTAGAAGGTAGAATTTTACTAGTAAGGAAGGGGTTTACCTGCATGAGAAAAAGCAAGCGTAATAAAAAACCTGCCGCATCTGTGCAGGAACCTAGAACCGTAAGAGGAATAGATGCTTTCCAAAATGCATTAGCTAGACTTGGAATGAATCAAGAGAACATAATGGAGGGAACGCAATACCCATTAACAAGGCTTACGCAGAATTACCAATTAATGAACAGCTTGTATCGTTCCCATTGGATTATTAGGCGCATTATAGATACCATACCAGAAGATATGTGTAAGAACTGGTACAATATCACAAGCCAAGTACAACCTGATATGCTAGACCGCTATACGAAAATGGAACGAAAGACACGTACAAAGGCTAAAATCATGGAAGGGTTGCGTTGGGGTAGATTATTTGGTGGAGCGGCCGCTATCATACTGATAAGTGGACATGAGCAAATGTTAGAACAGCCATTAAACTATGACATGATTATGCCGGGATCATATAAAGGATTGCTGGTACTTGATCGATGGTCTGGAATTACACCAGGAAGTGATTTAGTAACAGATATAAACGATCCTGAATATGGTTTGCCGAAATATTATCAAGTGACTACATCGGAAGCAGATGTATTTACGGTGCATCACAGCCGTGTTCTTAGGTTTGTAGGTAGAGACTTGCCGCAGATTGAAAGACAAGCTGAAATGTACTGGGGAGCTTCTGAAGTAGAAATGGTATTTGAAGAAATAAAGAAACGTGACAATACATCTTGGAACATTGCTCAACTAGTATTTATGGCTAATTTAAGAGTGATGAAAATGGAAGGAATGGAAGAAATATTTTCTATTGGAGATCAACGAGCGCAGAATGATCTGTATAATACCGTTTCAGCGCAAAATAAACTCATGTCAAATATGGGGGTTCAAATTCTTGGTCCTAAAGATTCGTTTGAAACACATCAATATACATTTTCGGGGCTTAATGATATTTATCAATCTTTTATGATGGATATATCCGGATCATGCGGCATACCTGTTACTAAATTGTTTGGACGTTCTCCCGCCGGAATGAACGCGACAGGTGAATCTGATGAACAAAACTATTACGAAACAATAGAAAGTCAACAACAAGCCGATTTAGCACCTGTATTAGATAAATTAGTTCCGGTTATGTCTGTTAGCGAGTGGGGAATGATTCCTGATGATTTAAATTATAAACTTAATCCGATTAGGAAGCCGAATAACAAGGAAATGTCAGATTTAGCTAAGAGCACAAGCGAAACAATTACAGGATACTATAATGTAGGTCTCTTTAGCCAAAAGATGTCATTGAAAGAGATTAGGCAGCAGAAGGACATTACTGGTATTGGTAGCAATATTACTGACGAAGATATCGAAGCTGCTAGTAATGATTTTAATACTGGTGATATCCCGCCCGTGGAAAATGATTTACCGCTTCTTGATTTGGATGGTGATCTAAATGAAGATAAACCGCTGGAAGTTGAAAAGACGGCTTGAGTTATCATATCAAAGAGAACTAACGCGGCTGTTAAATAAAATATATGAATCCGCTAATAATGTAGATCCTAAAGAAATGCTCTCTATGGTTCGCAAAATAGCACGTAGCAAGTCTTTTAAAGAGTTATCATATAAACTGGCGCATAACATGGTTGTTAAGGCTAATACAGACAATAGCAGAACGTGGAGAGAGGCTGCATTAGAAGGTATGCAGGGCAATAAGTCGTACAAGTTATTGCAAAACGAATTACAAGGTAGACTGGGCGGTGAAATGCAATCGTTGATTGAGTATAATGCGAAGATGATTAGCACATTGCCTATTGATATTGCCGATAAAATCACAAATCATATCAAAGAAGAGGCATTGAAGGGCAGACGCGCTGCTGGCATGGAAGACGAAATAAGAAAGATGTTTCCAGAAAAGTCTGCTGCATCTGCAAAGTTGATTGCCAGGACTGAAACAAGTAAGGCTAGTACCGCATTAACTCGAACGAGAGCGCAGAGTAGGAATAAGAATTGGTACATCTGGCGTACTTCTAAAGATGGGCGGGTAAGAAGCTCACATGATCATATGGATGGTGTATTAGTTCATTGGGATGATCCACCTTCACCCGAGCTATTAATAGGAGAAAAAAGCGTAGGGAAGTATAATGCGGGTGATATATGGAATTGCAGGTGTTTTGCGCAGCCTGTTATCTTCTTAGATTACATTACGTTTCCTGCAAAGGTTTATTATGGTGGTAGAATAGTTACGATGACTAGAAGCCAGTTTGAGGCGGTGATGTGAGGCATGAATTGGAGAGATAAAGAAGAATTTATGATATGGATATTACCGCCTATATTAGCGAGTATATTATTCTTGATTGGTTTTAGTAAAGTAAGTATAGTTAGCATTATATTTATAGGATATTTAATATATTTTATATATGATTATTTTAAATAATAGTATAATAAACATGCGGATAGATTGACGGATCGAAAAGAGCAAGCCTAGCTCCTGCCGTGTACACATAAAACATTGCTTGATAAACGAAGGACTGAAAAACCAAAAGTTGTGCTGTGGAGGCGTGTCGGACAATCGCATGAAAGACGGGTTATTAAGTTAGCAACTGAAACAGTAGATACATGATATCAAGCAATGTTTTATGTGTATGAATTAGGCAAATAATACTGAGGCGGCACTGTGATGAATAAAGATTATAAATATCAGCAAAAATCAACATATGTACGCTTAATTGAGCAAGGTTTATCAGAAAATGAAGCAAGTTATGTTGTAAATAAAATTTCTAATGCCATCAGGCAATGTGGAGACAAGGATTGTTGCGATAATTTTAGACTTTCAGTAGATGGTAAAAATGATGAAAATTATAATAACGCACACAGCAATGGTTGTTGTGGATTTTATGATGATGAGATAATTTTGAAGAGTGGAACAGTTGTTAAATTTGGGTTTAATTTTGGGCATTAGAAATTCAACTAATAATACATTATGCTGATAAGGCGGTGCTGTGATGGAAGGTAAATTAAGTAATATACGGTGTTTGGTAGCGGTTAATGGTGATGGGAAATACTTTGGGTTAAAAGAAACACAACATACGACTAGTCCTTTTGTTACTGATGATCCATTAGAAGCAAAAAGATTTGGCGTGAACAGTGAAGATGATTTGTTTAACCCTCATGAAGCTACATATTACTTTGAAAACTCCGATAGAATGAGATACTGGCTAAAAGGATTTAAAGCGATCCCTATAGAGATAAGCACTGTTACTAAGTATAATTTTATAAAATAGTTGATTTATTTAAAGACGATGATTAATTTCATGGTCTTTTCTTTATGTCTATTTTTAAATAGAAAGGATGATTGAAGTGAAAAATACCCCAATGCATGGATATAGACCAGACCCTAGTGAATTTAAAGGTGAACCGCCTAGAACTGGTAGTGGCGTTCCTGGTGTACCGTTCTATTTTCCAACAGGTGAATCGATTGTAATTAATGTTAATAGTGACGTAACAGCGGAACAGATTAAAGATAAATTACAAGAAGCTATCTATAATAAACTTTACAAAAGAAAACCTGAAATATCTAACTATGATTTAGCTATTCAAATGTTAAGAGAAATAGCGCAAGATAGTAACATAGGTGCAGAATGGAGAATAGAAGCTTGCAATATATTGAAGGGCGAGTGTGAATTATGAAATGTACTAAAACAGTAGGTGACATCTCAATAACGTATGAAGCTGATAGTCCTAGTGAGATAATTTCACTAATTAAAGCTATTGAAGATCATGAAAATAGTAAGAAATCATTACAATGCGAAAAAGTTAATGAAACTAGACATTATAATGACCTTCCCACTTTGAAGCCTAATCATAAATAAGGAGGTGATCACCATGAGAAATCATGGTAAATAGTCTCTATGTGGCAACTAGCACAATGTTAGTTGTATTTTTTATGCCTATTTTCGGTGAAGGGAGGTGAAAAAGATAGCGAGATCATATTACGGTTCTCGAATAAGCCCTAATCAAACTAAAACACCTGAAGGGTACTTAATACTGCATAACGTGCCAATTGCAAGGACTGGTCAGCAGGATTACCTAGGAAGAGAACTTGGTTTAATGGATAAACCAGATGAAAAAATTACAGTAAATCGTGATGAATCAGAGGTATTCAGCCCTGAAACGATAGCGTCCTTTGAAGGAAAGCCAGTGACAAGTGATCATCCTATTAATGATGTTGATCCTTCTAATTGGTCTACATATTCTAGAGGGATCACAACCAATGTTAGGCGCGGAATTGATCAAGAAAACGACCTGCTATTAGCTGATTTGATTATTCAAGAATCTGGATTAATTAAAGCTATAGAACAAGGTAAACGGGAAGTTTCATGCGGTTATGACTTTATGTGTGAGCCTAATGAAACAGGGCAATATTCTCAAAAAAAAATCCGTGGTAACCATGTTGCCATTGTTGAAAATGGCAGGGCGGGGAGCCGTGTTGCTATTAAAGATTCAATACCAATCGATACCAAAAAAAAAGGAGATAAAAGAATGCCAAAGACAGATAAAAAAACATTATGGGGTAAAATGCTAAAAGTTTTCGCCGTTGATGCAGAACCGGAAGAGTTAGCAGCCGCCATGGATGCTATGAACGAAGCAAATGAACCTGTTGTTAAAAAAGAGGGTACTGATGCTGAACCACCAGTACAACAAGCACCAAATGAACATGCCCAAGCCATGGAACAAATATTACAAGCATTACAGGGGATCACTACCAGGTTGACTGCTTTAGAAAAATCGGAAGCTGCAGAAGGAAGCAAACCTGAGGAAGCTTTGGATAAACTTGAAGCTGAATTACTGGTTCCTAACAGTATTGACAATGAGGAAGCAATGACGGTTCCTGTTGAAACTATGGATTCAGATGTCAGCGGTGTTGTATCTGCTGAGTCAGATAGACCCGAAAACCCTATCCCGGGAGCAGATAGCCGCGGAGCAATGCTGACAGCATTGAAAGCGATTAGACCTATCGTTGCCAAGATTAGTGATCCTATAGAAAGAAAAACGGCTTGTGATAGCATTGAAAAAACATTCCGTGATCAAATGAAAATCACAGTAGGATTTAAAGATCCTTATGCGGCTATGACAAAATTAAAACAAGCAAAGGATGCTAAACCTGAAACGTTTGATGAATCAACAATTGGCAGCAACATTGCCAAAAAATTTAACCCACACTATAAAAATAAACAATAATAGGAGGAAATAATAATATGCCAGGACAAGCAATTGGAACAATGATGAACATAGGTTACCCTGGATCTTTTGCAAGGAACGCTGATTGCGTAATCGTTAATCGTGCAGTAAAAGCTACAGACCTAGTAAATATTAATTTTGGTGATCCAGTTATTTTAAATACCGATAATACTTATTCTAAATTTGGTGCCAGTAATACGGCTGCGCAATTTGTTGGTATTGCAAGTAGAGAGGTTAAACAGTCAACGGATTATTTCAATCCTGCTGGTGCTTATCTGCCAGGGACACCTGCTGATGTTTTAGTACGTGGTGCTGCAGTTGTAACTTGTAACGTTGGTACGCCTACTGCTGGCGGTAATGTTTATATTCGTGTAGTAGCAAATGGAGCGAATACGATTATTGGCGGGTTTGAGGCTGTAGCAGATAGCACAAATACTATTCTGTTAACAAATGCTAAATTCACTACTGGTAAGATGGACAGCAATAAATGTGTTGAAGTAACTATTTTGACGCGGAATGCATAAGGAGGATATGAATTTATGAATTTATCAAACGTAATTGGTTCAGCTCCAATAGTAACTCCAAAAGGGTTTGAAGTACCTAGAACATTAAAAGCGCAAGACGCGGCAACTGCTGGCGGTCTTGCTTTTTTAGTTGGTGAATTAGAAAAACGTGATCCTAAACTTCGGGAACCATTAACATCTATCACATGGCCCCGGGATATCGTCGCTAGAACTGGTGGAGGTTGGGTAGAGTCAACTTCAGCGAATAATGTTAGTTATGCAAGTACTGCAGGTGCCGATGGTGGAATTATTGGAGGCCAAACAAATAATATTCCAATTATGCAGGCTGATATTGGCAAAGATGTTTACAAAGTATTCTCTTGGGCCCATATCTTAAAGGTTCCTTTTGTCGATCAAAGTAAATTACAAAATATTGGCCGTTCTCTTGATGATATTCTTGATAAAGGTATCCGTCTAAATCATGATAAAACAATGGATCAGAATGTATATCTTGGATTTCCTAGCCTTGGTACATATGGTCTAATAAATAACCCTTCTGTAGCTCGCGCAGCTGCCGCAAATGGTGCTGGGGGTACTCCAGGATGGGATACTAAAACAGCAGATGAAATTTTAGCTGATGTTAATCAAGTTATGAACGATACTTGGGCAGCGTCCGAATATGATCTTACTGGTATGGCTAATCACATTCTTATTCCTCCTGCAAAATATGCAAGACTAGTAAGAGAAAAAGTATCTAGTGCTGGTAACATTTCAATCCTCAATTTCTTGCTTGAAAACAACATTGGCAAGAATCAGGGGATTGATTTATTTATTGGACCTTCTCGGTGGACAATTGGCGCAGGTCAGGGTGGTACAGATAGAATGGCAGCATATGCAAACGATGAAGATCGAGTACATTTTGATCATACTGTTCCTTTGAACCGCATAATGACTCAACCCGACGTAAAAGAAGTTGCTTACTTGACCGCTTATGCAAGCCAATTTGGTCAGGTTAAATTCCTGTATTTACAACCAGCAAAATATGTAGATGGAATATAAGGGGGAAGGTATTTATGAGAATTTTTGCTAAGAAGGCATTCGAATTTAAAAATAGTGAAGGGGGAAGCGTAACAACTTCTCCTTTATCTTTTGCCGATATTCCTGATTGGTCTACTGAAGATAATATGTTTAAATGGGCTCTTGAAGATGGAGATATTGAATTAATCGCTGATAAAAAAGATGAAACTGATATTGAAAAAGGTAAGAGAACCCAAAAACCAAAAGAAATTAAAGATGCTGCTACGGCCGTACAAACTGATGGACAAAGCGAAGAAACCAAAGAACAATAATAAAGCAGGTGACTTAAATGTCATTAACAGATGGCCAGTCATTGGATGTATGTGGAATCATTTCTGCTGCATCCAATATCCGTATTGGAGATAACCCTTCTTATGCCTTAGAGGATTTTTACCTGGAATATGCGGCTTTTGGTCCTAGAGAGATTCCACCAATACCTCCTTCATCTGATCCACCGACAATAACCTATTTAATTAATCCTGTAATTTTGCAAATGTATATAGACTTGGCTAATGCAAGTATTAAAGAAGCACGTTGGCACTCCGCGTGGCATATTGCCATGGGTTGGTTTGTAGCACATTTCGCTACTTTATATTTGCAAAGCATGGCTGATGCAAACAGCACAGCAGCACAGGTAATTGCAAAAGGACAAACAAAGGGGTTAATGTCCTCTAAATCTGTAGGTGATGTATCGGTTAGTTATGATTTTAATTCTATAGCTAGTGATTTAGATGGATGGGCAGCATGGAAGCTAACTGCATACGGGCAACAGCTTGCAACGATGGGTAAAATATACGGAAAGGGTGGCATGTATGTCCGCTAGAGTACAAGTAACCGACAACATGTCTAGACTTCACGACCTAATCAATAGCGTTAGCAAATTAGAGGTTTATATAGGAATACCAGAAGCAGAAGCATCAAGACCGGGAGAAGATGCAAACAATGCAGAACTATTGTTTATCCATACTAATGGTTCACCTTTAAAGGGAATACCTGCAAGGCCATCCATAGAGCCATCAATAGAAAAAAATAAAGAGGCAATAGCAAAAGAATTACAGGTAGCTGCAAAGCTTGCTCTGGATGGTAAAGCACAGGAAGCAAGACGGCAGCTAGAAAATGTAGGTGATTTTGCTAGTGGAAAGGCTAGAGAATACTTCACTGATCCTGATAATGGATGGGAAGATAATTCTCCTTTGACGGTTGCATTAAAAGGCAGCGATAAGCCATTGATTGACACGGGAGAAATGCGAAAATCAATAACCTATTTAGTAGGTGAAAAAACATGATATCAATAGATGAAATTGTAATTGATCCTGATTTTGCTCAATCATATATAGGACATCGTAAATCAGGTGTATGGGTAGATGGCGTATTTGAGCAAACCGAGGTAGTAGTAAATTTTTATGGTACGATCATTGCCGCTAACTCGCGAGATATTAATATGTTACCAGAGGGTGACCGCATAGCAGGATTGATGGTGTTTTATTCAACCGCCGACAATCCTATTTTTATTACCAGAAACCTAGATAGCGATACAGGAACCAGTGATGAATTAGAATGGCGCAGTGAAAGGTACCGGGTAATGCAGGTATATGCATATAACGATTACGGCTATGTAAAAGCAATTGCAACTAGGAAAGCAGGTGATTGATTGGCAGATGTATTTTTAAAAATAAAAGAAATTGAGAAGTTATTTTGGAAAGCAACTACTATCATGCTAGGTTTTGATCCTGCTAACCCTGTTAACGCCAATAAAGTAAGAATAAGCTGGCCAGTAGATGGAGCTCCTGCATGGAAGATAACTGAAGATATTACTTTTCTGCGGATAGGTGACGAAGAAGATCCTTTCTCCTTGCTCCGTGACACAACATATTCTACTTTAGATAATGACAATGCTAACCAAGAAACATCTTATACTCGCGTAATGAATGTACATTGGGTTTGTTATGGGCCTAATAGTAATGATAACGCCTTTATGATTCGGAACAAATTATATAGCCAAACAATACGAGACTTGCTGAATAATCAGCAGGTTTTTTTAATTCCTAAAATTGATTCACCTATAAGATCGCCTGAGTTATTTAATGGACAATGGTGGGATCGATCAAATCTAAATGCAAAATTCAATTTACCTGTAGCATTTGACACTACGGTACCTTATCTTAAATCAGCTACGGTACAAGTTACAGATCAAAACAGCAATACGGTTATTGTTGATATCAAAGAAAACTAAGGAGGGATTTTATTGGCAACAACGTTAAGCCTTAACCCGATTGTTAATGTAATTATTAACTTATCGCCATTGTCGGCAATTCGAAACGCCTTTGATTTAGGGTTAATCATAGGTACTTCATCTGTTATCCCAAGTGCTGACCGCATCAAAATATACACAGATACTGACAGCATGTTAGAAGATGGATTCACATTGACTTCTCCAGAATATTTGGCAGCTCAATTATATTTTGCATCACCAGGACAACCTACCAGGATCGCAATTGGTAGGCAAGATTCAACTAACGGATCTTTAAGAACTATTGCGCTAAAAACTGCTGGCACTGGATATGCCGTAAATGACATATTAACGGTAGTCCAAAGTGGAGCATCAGGAGGGATGCTAAGAGTTGATTCTATAGACACTGGCGGTGTAATTACCGGAGTGTCTATTTTAACGCATGGTACTGGATATACCGTTGCAACAGGTAAAGCAACTACAGTTCTTCCCGTAGGTGGAACTGGATGCACAATTGATGTGTCTGCCGTTGGCGAAGATGCTTTAATGTCGATTGTGGCTTGTAGATTAGCAAATGCAGACTGGTATTCTGTTTTTACTTGTAGTTTAGCAAAGAATGACATCCTCGCAATAGCACAATATATCGAATCATGCACACCTCATTCTGCGCATTTCGCTCTTACTAATGATATTGATGCTAGAGATATGTTAGATGGAAATGTTATTGAATCCTTAGAAGCTTTAAATTACAGAAGAACATTATGCATGTATCATGAATCTGCAAATGTAGTGGCTTCGATTCAGGGATATGCAATGGGAGCAAATAACGGTACACGTAATTCAGCATATACATTAGCTTATAAGCAAATGCCAGGCGTTACTGTATCCAACCTTACAAACACACAAGTAATTAACATTAAAGCGAAAAATGGTAATGTGTATATTAGTCGTGGCGGTCAATACGAAGTTTTCGAACAAGGTCATATGTCAAACGGTACCAGTTTTGATGAATTAATTAACCTTGATAAATTAGCGAATGACATTCAACTGGCGGTCATGGATGCATTGTATCAAGCTCCTAAGATCCCGCAGACAGAGGCTGGCGTAACTCAGCTAATTAATGCGATCAGCGAACCTTGCAGACAGGCGGTTAATGTAGGATTTATTGCACCTGGTCTGTGGAAAGGTCAACCTATTCTAAACCTAAATACTGGTGATGTATTGCAAGAAGGATTTTTAATTCAAGCTGAAAGTATCAATAGCCAAACGCAAGCCGACAGGGACGCAAGAAAAGCACCTTATATTTATGTAGCTGTTAAGCTTGCTGGTGCTATTGAGTTTGTAGTAATTCGCGTTGACGTAAATAGATAAGGAGGTAAACAGATGGGATACAATACCTATTCATTTTTAGACTTGACTGGCAGTATAGCACATCCTAGCGTAGGCGCTTATACTTTTACTGGTGAAGGCATCGGAGAAATGACAGTAGCACAAACTGGCGATGTAACGGCTCACGATGTAGCTGCAGATGGTACTGTTATGATTAGCAAGATGGCCGCCCCTGCTGGAACCATTACGATACAAGCGCAGCAAACATCTGCTTTACATAATTGGCTTATCAAATGGTATGCGTACTTGCAAATTGCCGATACTGATGAATTTGCACAATCAGCTATTTTGATTCGTGCGCCTAAAATGGGGCGCAGCCATGTTGCTACTGGCGTTACACCGCAGAAACAAAGCGATACACCATACCAGGCGCAAGGTCAACGCGTAACATGGACACTGATGTGCGCGGATTTAAAATATATACCAATATAGGGGGGGTAACTATGGCTATCAAAGAAAAGTTTAAATACATAAAGCTAGGCGAAAGGGATTGGATTATTGGTAAATTTGATGCACTGACAGGTAGTTATATAGCGGCTAAACTGATGGCAACGTCCTTGCCTGGCGGCATGGAGAAACAAATGGGAATATCTAATCTGCCAAAAGGACGGTCGTTTATGAGTAAAGAAGAGTTTAAAGATCTACAAATTGAATGCTTAAAGGTATGCTATGAAGATTTAAAGGCAGGCAAGGCTCCTGTAATAGGAGATAATAACGCATGGGGCGTGGCTGACATTGAGGATGATATGGTATTAGTAATATCTCTTACAATTCATGCCTTGATTCATAATGTGGCAGGTTTTTTCGAAGGAAACGCATTGAAGGACTTACTAGAATCATTTCGGGGTATGAAGCTTGCAGGTGTGTCAATCTAAATGAGTTTGCGTATGCTCCCGTAATGGCTAAAGATTGGAAGCAGCGTGAAGTCTTTGACGGGACATACTGTCTTGATGATTTGTTGGACTGGCACGAAATGGCAACAGTAATGAATGAAAATAAATTAAGAGCAGACCAAGCCAGCAAGAAAGGGGTTGGATAACGTGTTAGATACCATTAAAAGTTACTTGGTTGGTCTAGGATTTCAAGTTAATAATGATGAATATAATCAAGCTACGCGAACCATAAATGAGCTAGGGCGCGTTGTTCAGTCTCAAACCACTGGCATGGCTAAAAACTTTGCTATTGCTAGTACGGCAGTAGTTGGTGCCATTACTGCCATTACAGCCAGTGTTGCGGGATTGGTAACGGAGGTTGCAAAAGCTGATCTCGAATATCAGAAATTTGCAAATCGAATGTGGACTTCTAAAGCTGCAGCTAAAGAAATGAAAATGTCTATGGATGCTCTTGGAGAAAGCATGGAGGATATTGCCTTTACTCCCGAGTTAAGATCGCAATATGGCGAACTGATAGCACTAGGCAGACAAATGAACACGCCAACCGATTCAGGAGATCAACTTAAGAATATTCGAAGCATTATGTTTGAATTTAAGAAGCTAAAGCTTGAAGTTGCCTATGCTATGGAGTGGGTAGCATACTACTTAGGGAAGTATTTAGGTGGACCATTAACTAATATAAAGAAACAGCTATCTGACTTTAATCAGAAGATAACACAGGCAATGCCGGAGTGGACTAAAAAAGTCGCACAAGTATTAGCCATAATTATGAATGTGGGCATGGCGGGATTAAGGTTTGTAAAAGATTTATATAATGGAATTGAGCGTGTATTTGATTCATTACCAAAGGGCATACAAAAGGCTACTGTTGCTATACTTGCTGCTTGGGCGTTGCTTAGAATGTCACCTGTTGGCTTAATAATGACAGCGATAACAGCAGTATTAATATTGCTCGAAGATTTTTATGGTTATCTAGATGGCAGGGAATCAAGCTCTACTCTTGCCCCTATTTGGCAAAAATTAATTGACTGGTTTAACAATACTAGCAATTTAATTACAGTAACAAAAGATGATATTCAAGAGTTATGGGACACAATAGCTGATTCAAGCATTGTAAAATCATCAATGAAATTAATTAATTCATATTTTGAGTTTTTAAAAGAAATGATATCTTTAATATGGGATATTCTCGTTGGCGTGTTAGATATATTCGAAGACATATTCAATGAGTTGCTAGATAGTGGAGCATTGGCTATGGTGGTACAGTTGTTCACTGACCTACTTGATACTATATCTGATTTATTCTTAGGCATTGTAAACATGTCTAAAGAAATGCGGAAGTTCTGGCGCGAAGCAATGGGGACTGCCACTGCTAAAAAGGTTTGGCAATGGTTTAAAGAAATGATTTCCTTTAATGTTAAAATGATTGCTACGCTTGGTAGAGGTATACTTGGGATTATTGATGTTGTTGCATTAGCTATGCAAGGTAAATTTACAGAAGCGGCAATGAGAGGGAAAAGAATACTATCAGATTTTACTAAAGGAATGACTAGCGCAGTCAAAGGGGAACGTACAGATTCTACGGGTGGTACAGGGTTCCAAAGATTCTTGAATGCAATTAGCGGACAAGAATCTGGTGGTGATTATGAAGCTGTTAATGGTCGTACCGGAGCAGCAGGTAAATATCAGATAATGCCTGAGAACTGGCCTTCGTGGTCAGAACAGGCAGGACTTCCGCCTAACTCTCCTATGACACCAGGAAATCAAGAAATTGTTGCTCAGTATAAATTGCATGAGTATTATACTAAATATGGCGCAAGGGGTGCTGCAATAGCATGGTATGCTGGTGAGGGTGCAGTGGATTATTCTGAGTATGCTAAAAATCGCAAGCAAGGCAATGGTGATGAACCAAGCATGAATGAGTATGCAAACGCTATATTAGAAAGAATGGGGGACTCTACAACAAACTATAGTTCTGCGCCCCCCGTTAATTATTCCGGGCTTGCAAACGCAAGAGAAAACTATAATATGTTTAATCAAAATCTAGCGTCTACATATCAACCGAAACCGTCTACATATTCATCAGCCGGAAATTCATTAGCATTCGGTGATATAAACCTATATATTGGTGGCACCACTGCAACTACAGACCAAATATCTACTGCCGTTACGGATGGAATTACGCAAGCTCAAGAACGACAAGTCGCGCGTAATATGCGTGAGTTGAGGGGTGTGTATGGCTAACTTACAAGATGTTTGGTTTGCTTATAATATAGGAAGGACATTATTAAAAAAGAAAAAACCTGTAGTAGCAGAAACCAGTAAAACACCGTATAGACCGCCTAACTGGAAGGGACTTCCTGTAGATGATGTGAATCAGCTTATGTATATCAAAACCAATATAGGCGGTTTTTTCTTCGATGCAATTATTCGAACCGAACACACTTCCATGCTTAAAATTACTGAACATCCCGTACAAACTGGCGCAAACATAGTAGATCATGCCTATATGGAGCCTGCTATGGTAGTGATGGAAATAGGCATGTCTGATGCAATGGATACAATGGTTAGTGGTCAATTTACTAGTAGATACACAAAATCAGTAAGCGCATATCAAACTCTTCTTGATTTACAACAGGCGAGATTACCTTTACAGGTACATACTCGCCTTAATCTTTATAAAAATATGCTAATAGAAGAAATAACGGCTCCTGATGATTTTAAAACGCAGTTTGGATTGAGATGTACAGTAACGATGAAAGAAATATTTGTCGTTGAAGTGTCAACTACTACAGTTTCCGCAAGGCCGCAAAGCACTGGATCTACAAGTAAAGGCTCTATACAACCGGAGCCATTACCAACGGTGGCAAAATCTATAGAGGATAGGTTTAAATAAATGAGCGTACAATTAATTCCTCTTAATGCAACACCAAATCAAACCTTCCAATCTACTTTATCAGTTGATTCGAAGAACATAACCCTTGAATTTAATCTTAGGTATAACGAGATTGCAGGGTACTGGGTAATGAAGCTGACAGAGACAGTTAATAATACCGTGTTGGTTGACTCTATTCCTCTTATACCCGGTGGCTATCCTGCTGATAATATTTTAGATCAATATAGCTATCTTGGAATAGGCAGCGCGTTTATTGTTAAATCAAGTAGCGTATCGGCAGATTATCCAGATGATAATAATTTAGGTACTGATTTTTTATTAATATGGGGTGATACCCTTTGAGTAACTTTTTATATGGCAGGAAGTATCGGGTATTGGTGTCAAAAATAGATAATACGGCTCTTGACGTATCTAATTTAAAATGCGCATTTAGGATAGAAAAAGTGGCTATGCAAACCGCTAATTATGCGGAAGTATCCATATATAACCTCTCCGCAGGTACGGAAGCAGAAATAATAAAAGAAGGCGATAGGGTTATAATAGAAGCCGGTTATCAGGGTTTTCTTACCGCGAACACAGACGGAACAACAATAGAAAATCCAAGCCCTAAACAATATGGCGTTATATTTGATGGTCTTGTTATACAAGCCATTAGAGACAAGGAAGATAATGTAAGCTATAAATTAACTCTTGTCTGCATGGATGGAGATAGTTTCCTGGCTAATAACATTATAAAGTTATCAGTTGGCGCAGGTCAAAATCAACGACAACTTGTAGAAACAATCGTTTCGAATGCCGATACACCAACTGACATAGGTAGAATATCACCAGACCTTTCTGCGCAGAATTTACCGCGCGGTAAGGTCTTTTTTGGTACTCCAAAACAGTATTTAAAAAACATTGCAAGTGACAATAACGCTAATTTTTGGATAGACGATGGACAGGTATATATTGCAAAAGCAACTGATATCCCACCGGGTCAAGCATTAGTATTAACGCCACAAACTGGACTTATAGGAGTGCCGCAACAAACTCAAGACGGTGCTAGTTTTAAGTGCCTGCTGAATCCAAACATTAAACTAATGTCTATGATTAAGTTGGATAATACAATGGTCCGTCAAATTAAGCAACATGTAGGACAATTGCCTACTATGCTGGATAAAGACGGACAGTATCAAGTTTACAAGCTATCTCATTACGGTGATACTCGCGGCGATGAATGGTATACCGAATGCGAAGGTATAGGACGTAATGGTAAAAACGCTCCTACTTTGCTTTCCGCACCTATTCAGAATCCTAACTAGGTGGTGAATTAAATATGCTAACGATACCCGAAAGGCTGAAAGATAAAACTGAATTATATAGGCGTATGATGGATGAACAAATTGCAGGTGTCAGAGTTTCAATGCCTGGAATTATTAGAAGTTTTAATCCATCTACTCAAACCGCCACTATACAACTATCCATCAGGGAAAAAATTAACATCAATGGTAATCTTACGTGGACAGAAATACCGCCTCTTGTAGATGTTCCGCTTGGAACAATAAAAGGAGGGGGTCACCTAATAGTAACGGCAATTCATGAAGATGATGAATGTTGGGTATGGTTTGCAGATATGTGTATTGATGCAACATGGCAAAGCGGAGGGATACAGAACCAGATCGATAAGCGCAGGCATGATCTATCTGATTCTTTTTTTATTCCTTCTCTTTTTAGTCAGCCAAAAAAAATAGCAAATTACCCAACGGAAGGTATTCAACTTAGAAACGAAAGTGGAAGCTCTATGGTAGAGGTAAATGGACCAACCATTAATATTATTGGTGGAAACATCAATATAGGTAGCGATACCACGATTGACGGTAGAAGTTTCCTGGGTCACACTCATGGTGGGGTAGAACCAGGCGGTGGAACAACTGGCGGTGTAACATGATCTATCGAAGATTATCTGATTCAGGTACATTGAAAGCATTTGGATATGGAACCGGTACGGAGTGGAATGGGTATGGCCAGAATAGTTGGTGGTCAGATGGTCCCGTCAATGCAGAAGGTGATTATTCCTTTGGTCAAAACAAACAAAACTTTGTAAATACAAGGGAAGCAGTAGGGCAGGCCGTTAAAACAAGGTTGAAGCTTTTATATTCGGAGTGGTGGGAGGATATTGAGGACGGATTGCCGCTATTTGAGCAAATTCTTGCTGTCCCTGCAACGGGAAACAATAAACAGCTAGTTGATAAAATTGTTCAGGACCGTATCCAAAACACTTTAAACGTAACTGGAATATCAACCTTTCAGAGTGTTTTTGATAGCAAGACTCGAACCTACACTTTTACCTGCAACATAGACACCGTATATGGACAAATAAACATAGGGGATGTGACGTTCTAATTGGCATATTTTTCTCCTTACGTTGACAGCGCAGGATTGCATATTCCTGCATATCTAGATATCCGTGATGATCTTATAGCACAAGCAAAAGCAATTTATGGCAGTGATATTTATCTTGGTAATGATAGCTTGGACTATCAACTGATTTCAGCGTTAGCCTTAAAATATTCCGATGATCTACAAGCTGTCCAATTAGCGTATAACAACCGGAGTCCCAGCACAGCTAAAGGCAGCGGTCTTGATGGCATAGTAAAACTAAATGGTATAAAGCGTAAGATAGCATCTTATTCTACCTGCGTAGTCACAATAACAGGAACAGCAGGAATCACTATACTGAATGGTGCTGTAAGTGATATAAGCGGCAACATATGGGATTTGCCAGTAGCCGTTACTATTGGTATAAGCGGCACGGTGGATGCAGTAGCGACTTGTAGGGTAATTGGCGCCATAACGGCACAGAGAGGGAATATTAGCAACATTTCTACTCCTACCTATGGTTGGATATCAGTAACTAACAATGTTGCTGCCGTTGTAGGTCTTCCAGTGGAAGAGGATTCGCAACTTAAGTCAAGACAGGCGATTAGCACTGAATTGCCGTCACAGACGCTCCTGCAGGGGACTAATGCTGGAGTAGCCTCTGTAACGGGGGTAAGCCGTTACAAAACATACGAAAATGATACTAGTGAATTTGATTATAACGGGTTGCCTCCCCATAGTGTGACTGTCGTTGCCGAGGGCGGGTCAGATTCTGATATAGCGCAACAAATTTATGCACGCAAAAATATAGGATGCTATACGAATGGTACTACGGCAGTAGACATTCCGGATCAATACGGAGTGACTACGATACGCTTTTACAAACCAACCTATTTACCTATATTTTGTACTCTAACAGTACATGCATTAGCCGGCTATACCTCTGCGACAACCGACAATATTAAATCAGCTATTAACAGCTATCTAAACTCTCTCCAAATAGGGGAGAGTTTAACTATATCCGCTGTTTGGGCAACTGCAATGTCAGCAACTCCAAATTTAAAACAGCCTATATTTTCATTGAGAAGCGTGCTAGTCGGCACTAATTCTGTATTGCAAGGAACATCCGATATTTACGCTGCTTTTAATCAAGTAACTCAAAACGACATAGCTAATATCGTCGTAAATGTGGTGTAAGAAGGTGAAAAAATGTCTAAGCCATTTAGCTATTATCAGGGGTTAATTACATCTGAGTATAAAAATAGTGTTAAATTTAATGCATGGATAACCGCCAATCTTAAATACCTGGATAACAATAGCCAAATCACCGACATGTTGGATGCAGTATTTGATATTGATGCAGCAATTGGAGTTCAATTGGATGCATTAGGTGTGATTTTAGGCAGAAGTAGAACGCTGACCTTTCAGCCATCCGATGGCGTAAGTCCCGTGTTAGAAGATAATTATTATAGGCTTGTATTAAAAGCAAAAATATTAATTAATCATTGGGACGGGTTGTTGCAAAGCATTTCTCCGCAATGGAGTATCCTTTTTCCTAATAGCGTTTTCATTGTACGAGATAATCAAGATATGAGCATGGATATTATTATCAGCGCAACTACACCGCTAGAAAGAGACTTGTTAGAGCATGCATATATAGTTCCAAAGCCGCAAGGTGTACTAATTAACTATTATTTTGGAACTGAACCTTTCTTTGGTTATGATCTCGAAACTTCAAGTATTTCAGGGTACGAAGAAGGTCAGTGGGCAGAAACAAAACAAAATATTGGATTTAGTTATGACATGGAAGGAGATTCATTAGCAGGATACGATATTGGCTATTGGATTACATAAAAGGAGGATCATTAATATGGGAAGTACAAATTTCTTGCCGTTTAACCCGAGTAAAACAAACATGGTAAATGATGCGACGTATTTATCTAGCGATTATAGAGTTAATGGAGCTAGGACCGGAATAGCACCTAGCGCAATACATAATAAAATATTTTATCAATCATCAATGTTTGTTGCGGCTTATGCTAAAGTAATTGCTAATAAGGGTTTTGATGTGACAGATTATGATTTTGATACACTAGTTTCTGTAATATCTGATGCATTAGGAACGCATACGCCAACATTGCAGAGACAAGTTTTTACAACAAGCGGAACATTTACCGTCCCTGCTGGCGTTAGTCAAGTTTTTCTAAGTGGATGTGCTGCAGGTGCTGGAGGTGCTGGAATTTGGGGTGCGTCTGGCGGGGCAGGAGAAAGCGTTATGCTTTTCCCTGTAACGGTATCTCCCGGCGAAGTTATCACTGTAACTATTGGAGTAGGTGGTAATGGAGGTCTTGGATTTTCTGGAACATATGACCATTCCGCTTATCCAGTGACTACCGCAAGGGGGACAGACGGTACTAATACTATTTTCGGATCGCATAAAACACTGATTAGTGGCAAAGCTCCTGTTGTCACTGTAGATACGGCATATAGTGGACTAGCAGGAGGGCTAGGAGGAACAAGAGGTAATCTGGCATCAATTAGTAATATGAGTTCAGCTACAGTAGTTAAAGGTGGAGATGTATTACGTACTGGCGGAGTAGGCGGAGATAGTTTATTTGGCGTAGGCGGTAGAGGAGGGGTAAATGAGGGGGCTGCTAATGGTACAACATTGACAAGGACAAATGGAGAAAACGGTCAGGGTTACGGTTCTGGCGGCGGCGGCGGTGCAGAAGATTTCAAGGATGCAACTTCTAATTACATTACCTCTAATGGTGGAAACGGTGCAAATGGGTTAATAATCGTAGAGTGGTTTATATAATGATTAAAAAAGTTATTGACTGGATAAAAAGGGGTATTAAAATGCTATCAACATTGTTTATCCGCCCTACAAGCAAAAAAAATATTAAGGTAGTATGCATTGGTGATTCAATCACTGCTTTTATTCAATGGTATTTAGAAGAATGTAACGATGCAAGAAATTGGACTGTTACAGTTAACAACCAATTAGGGATACAGATGATAAATGCAGGAATTGGCGGCAATACCAGCACAATGATGCTAACTAGATTTCAAAATGATGTACTAGATAGAGCACCTGATTATTGCATTATTGAGCAGAGTGTAAATGACTCATACCAGCATATAGCGACTGATATAACTATGCGGAACATTGCTACAATGGTTAGTTTGTGTAAGCAAAATAATATAATTCCCATGATCATGTGTTCCCCCCCTGAATTTGATTCAATGCTTAATCAATCTTATGGTGTGTACCCGGAAGATATCGACAAATTACCGACAATAAGAACGGCCGAACAGAAGCTATGCACCGAACAGGGCATAGTTTATATTGACGTATATCATCCATTTTTATTAACTCCAACTAGCCAGAATTTAACACTCTATGCATCTGACAAGTTACATCAAAGCATAAAAGGGTATGATGTGATAGCAAAAGTTGTGATAGATACCTTGCAGCCGTTGATAGGAGGTGCTTAATTTGGCGGGGTCAAGTAACTTTTTACCTGTTGATATTAATTTAACTAATGCAATGAGTGATTCCGATTTTGCTCTTAGCCCGCAAAGGCAAAGTGGGGTGGGAAATGGGATTGCTGATCCTGCTTTCCACAATAAAATATTTCACCAATCCTCTGTAATGGTGTCGGCACTAGCTGAAGTATTAGCAAATAAGGGATTTACCCTAGACGATTCCGACTATGCAGGACTTGTTACGGTATTAAATCATATCGCGTTGACGGAAGATTATCCAAAAAGATTTATAGATTTATCGGATGCTCCACATGTATATACTGGACAGGCAGGTAAAGCGATAAGGGTTAAAACAACGAATGATGGATTAGAGTTTTATATTGCTGGTGATATGCTGAAAAACGACTACGACACAGGCGTTACAACCAATGCCAACAAAGTAGATAGGACTAGACTGGCTGATAGTTCAACAACCTTGATATCGGGGGCTAATTTATTTGGGGCTTTCAATGAAAATCTGGTAACAATGGCAAGTGCCGCAACTATGAATATAGGCTCTGCATCAGGAAATTATATCATCGTAACTGGAACTACTACAATTACGGCATTTGATTCAGCCCAGCCTGGGTCAAGGAGATTTATGAGGGCTTCTTCATCCTTCACAATTATGGGTAGTTCGAACATTTTAATTCCTGGTGGATTATCTAGCCTAAGTCTTATATCTGGTGATGTAATTGAATTGGTGTCTGGTGGCGGTGGATTGTGGAGGATTGTATTAGATCAGCCATGGAATATCAGCCAGAGGTCGTTATGGGCTTTAAAGTGGACTGAAAAATTTATTATGTTCAACCCTTCTGATGGCTACGTATCGCTTCCATTACCACTGAGCCGCAATGGCACCATGACAACCATGGATTTTTATGTACAAACTGCCGGATCAAATGTGGTAATAACAGTAAAGAAAAATGGGGTAGCTCTAACACCGACTGTCACATTAGGCAGTGCAGTTGGTAAAACTACACTGACCTTTTCTACGCCTGTTACAGGAGTGACCGATGATTTGTTTACCTATTCGGTTGCTGGTGCAGGATTGTCTACCAGTGCAATAGTTTGTAATCAAAAGTGGGGGAATAGGTAATGGCTGTTGGAGATATTTATTTAGCAGATCAGAATAAAAATTGTATTTATAAGGTTAATGCTGGTGGAACAGTGATTGCTGCGACAATTACAGGAATTGGGAATCCTTATGACATGTGTACCGACTATCAAGGCAATGTATTTGCTTTGGATTATCGAGCTTCAAGCGGTTTTGTATATAAAGTAGATACAGGATCTATTGTTATATCTAACACGATTCCATTTGGCAGCCTATTGCTACTTATGTGTTCAGATCCTTTTGATAATATTTACATTTATAGCCGCGGCGATAGTAAAATCTATAAAATAAGTGCAGGAACAATAATTGCAACTGCTTTTATTACAGTTACTGGGGTTATTAAAGGGATGTGCTCGGATTCATCTGGGAATATTTATTACACCGTGGAATCCAACGGTACTAATAGTTATATTTATAAAATAGCTGCAGGAACTAATTCGGCGGTAATTTTTGTGACTATAGCGGGTGGAAACTCTCCTGGTGCAATACATGCGGATCCATTCGACAATATATACTTAATATATGGATCGTCAGGGGCCTATAAAATAGCCGCTGGGAGTACGCCCCTTATCCCCATTACAGGACTTGGTGCGAATTGTTTGTACATATGCTCTGATCCATTCGGTAACATATACATCGCTAATGAAAATACAAATTCTAAAGTGTATAAGATAAATGCGGGGACTACGTTTGTTGTGGCAGAAATTACGACTAGTACTTATATCTCTGCAATTGGGTCAGATTATTTGGGAAATATTTTTGTTTCTGCGATTTCGAGTACAACCGATTATATTTATAAAATAAACGCAGGGACTACTACTGCCAATAGTCTGTTTGGCGTAAGTGGAGGTAGGATATCTAGGATAGTACTAATCCCTACGCCACATGATAATCAACAGCATAAACCGCCACAATGCATGATGGGAGGAATGTAATGTACTCATATAAATTTGCGAACGCAACCGATGAACGCCCATATGAAACCAGGACTAACGGTGACACCTCTGGTGGCTTTGTTACCTTTGGCGTAGACGTTGTAGACTGGAGCAAACAAAAGCGTGTCAATGGTGTGCTCAAAGACATACCAGTGATTCCACCACCAGAACCACCACAACCAACTGCAGCCGAGATCAAAACCCAAAAGTTACAAGATTTGGACTGGCAATATCAGCCGCAATTTGCCGAACTAGTAAACGCTTTAGGTGTTGCAACGCTATCTGATAGCACCGACTTGATTGCCAGTATAAAAGCCGATTACGCGGATTTAAAAGCTGAGTATGATACAAAACGAGGTGAGATAGATGGTTAAACGATGTTTCGTTTGTGGGCATAAAGAAACCGAAGAGGGCAAATGCACAAATCAAGAATGTAGCCGGAGCAAGTAGGAGCCATGAGGCTCTATTTTTATAATTAATTTGGGGGTGGGGGCTTGGTACAGATTGATTTTCAGCGCGAAGTAATTGACCGACTAGCACGGATCGAAACGAAACAAGATGCAACGACAATCACCGTAGCCGATCATGCAAAATGCATTACACAGCATAGTGTTACAATTGCTGACGTAAATTCGAGGGCAAGGTCAGCGCATCACCGTATTGACGGTATTTTCTGGGGGGCGGGTATATTAGGCGGTGCTGCTGGTTGGGTGGCTAATTTTATCACGTCTCTTATAGGGAAAGGGGGTGGGCATGGGTGATAATATCAACAAATGAATACCAAATCGCGTTATATGCCGCTGGGGTAATCCTAGCGGCGAATCTTTTATCCATGACTTTATTTGTATTGTTTGCAAAACTAAAAAATGGACGGCTAAAAGATTCCATTCGAAGTATCATTTTCGAAATTGATCGTTTCGCCGATAACATGGAGAATATTGAAAAACGCCGTTCTGCAATCCAGCAGATAAACGATGTTTTAGGATGGAGAAAATTTATTATTCCTGGTGCGCTGATTGGTTGGGTAATTGACGCAGAAGTGGCAGTAATAAGAAAGATGCAAGCAACTACAAATACACCAAATTTACACGGGGAGGATAAAATAAATGGCTAAAATATTCATTAATCCTGGACATGCACCAGGGGGATATCCTGATCCAGGAGCAGTTGGCCCATCTGGATTGCGTGAATCGGACGTTGCTGCCGATGTGGGCGCAATGGTTGCAGATTATTTAAGAGCCGCTGGCTGCGAGGTTATAGTATATCAGTCGGATAGTTTGCAAGATATTTGCGATCGAGCCAATGCCTGGGGAGCCGATGCTGTAGTTAGTATCCATTGTAATTCCTTTTCTGCACCTACAGCCACTGGTATGGAGATATGGACCAGCAGAGGACAAACTAGAGCTGATAGTTTGGCTACCTACATTATGTCGCAAATGGCTGGTGATTTTCCGACCTTGCCAGTTCGTGGTGATTGGTCTGATGGTGATGTGGACAAGGAAGCAGGTTTATATGTATTAATTCATACCGATGCACCTGCAGTATTGGTTGAGCTTGCATTCATATCCAATCCAAAGGAAGAGACTATTCTAGCAAGTGATGAAGGTAAGCGTATGTTTGCGGCAGCAATTGCTAGGGGTGTAACGGATTGGCAGGTGAGTGCGTAATGAGTGAGGAAGAACTTTTAAGCTTTATTAACTCCAAACTTGGCACAGGAAAATATACACTTAGAACTCTCATAATCGTTGCCGTAATCTCTTTAATTATAGGCATCGTTACAGGATTAGCCATAGGGCATGTCTTGGGAGAAGGTGATAGACAAGCCTTGGCGGTAGAAAAAAATAAGCCTCCTACGGTTAAGGAGACAGTTAAAACCATTACAGATACGAAGCTTCAGTATGTTCCAGGGGAAACCGTGTATCTGCCAGGAGAGGTAAAAGAGGTACTAGTAACGCCAGTTGATAAAAATACACCTGGTGCTACTCCTGCAAAGTTAGATGGCAAATTTGATATTGGAAAACAAAGCTTCATTTACATGGTAAATGGCAAAGTCGGTAAATTCGATAAAGCCGATGATGAACAATTTGTATTTGATAAAAATATGATCGATTTAAAACAGACCAGCACAATCACAATTAAAGCTGAAATTCCTACGATTGATTTAACAAGGCACAACGTGATCACGGCGGGTGCGATGTTCACTAAAGGTAAGATTGAACCAGGTGCTGGTTATACTGGCAGTATTAGCAAAGTTGGTGCTTATCAATTGGCTGGCAGTCAGTCGGCTGCTTATGTTGGTGCAGGATTTAAGTTTTAAGTATACTAGAGAGCCGTCTACCTTTTAACTAGGTGGACGGCTGTTTTGTTTGTACCTATCCATAGCTCAGATTATATGTACGGATAAAGAGTAAGAAATAAATTCACATTCAGTAGTATAATTTACCGTTACTACGGAATGTATGTTAGTGAAAGTCGATCATGCAGACTAGTAAAGACAAATAATTTAACGGAGGTAATTCATAATGGAAGTAAAAAATTCAATTATTGTTTGTTTAGGTGATTCTATTACTGCAGGTGTAACAACAGATATCCCAGCTCCGCAAGAATCCCAAGATACTATTTCATGGACCAATATAATTAGAACTGTTTTGGGTGTTAAAGTCATAAATAAAGGCTTTGGTGGACAAACGACAACTGAAATGCTAGCGAGATTTGATGAAGACGTATTGGGGAACAAACCAACACATTGTATTATCATGGGTGGTATCAATGATGCCTATCATCCTGAAAAAGGAGTGATACTCGCTCAATCAAAAAGTAATTTTCAGCAATTAGTTGCAAAATGTATTGCCAATAGTATCGTTCCGATTGTT